TAGACGAAAGAGAAATGACAAGCGTATGGTACACAGGGGATTACTCGATGATAGACCTTCAACGGATTTTAGGGGAAGAAAATTTGGAACTAGACGAGGAAGAAACATTGCAACTTTATTTAAGCCACGATTGGGTAGAGGATAACCTTTTAACCGTTCAGAACGAAATATCGTTAATGGATACGCCACTCAAAGTTCTATTGTACAACTATAACATTTACGATATGGTTCATAACTTAGAAATGAAATATCTAAGAGGATAAAACATCACAGAGATTCAAATAATCATACAGGAAGTGGCGTAAAACAAATTTAATAGTTATAATCGTGAAAAGGAAACAAGGCCCCTATGAAGTTATAAAACGTTTATAGGGGCATTAAAAAAGAAGGGAGATAAGATAAAATGAACAATGAAACACTAGAAACATCAATCCAAGATTTTAACGAATGGGAAGGTTCAGCAAAGATATACTTTAACAAGGAAGAAGGATACTTTTTTACCGAAGTCTTTCATAACGACATACAAGCTGTTCAAACAGTTCCAGCAGAGAATGTTTATGCGATAATCTCAAAAAAGGAAACACAAGGAAATTTTAGGATAGGCGAAAAGAGAAAGTCATACATTAAAAAAATGGCAGAGAAATTATTAGATGGATTAGATTATGCACAAGCAACATACGATTTAGCAGAAGAAGCCTATCGACTTGGAATTTAATTATTCACTATTCGAGGAAAATATACCTCCCTATTATCGTTTAGATAGATTTTAGGAAGGTATATTTTTTTCATTCAAAAAGATAGTTTTATAGTTCCAAAGACCCAATTTCCACAAAAAAATTCACTGATTGCGGAACGTGCGGAAAATCGTTTATGTAACCGTTAAATTTCAACGCTTATAGCGGAAAATGGTTTACATAATGCAGAATATCGGTAGTTGTATCTAGGTTATCAACAGTTTTCTGTGGGCAAGTCTTAAAAAAGAGGATTCTAGGAGATTATCAAACTGACAGTAGAAAAGTTTCGCTTTAAGTGGATTTATCTATTCCTTTTTGTCGGAATCTGATATATTATAGAGTATAAAGAAAAATAAAGTCCACGTTGGTAGCGTGGACGGTGAAAGTTCCTTATTCAAAGTAGGCATTCTTGGCAGGAAGCCTTTGAATTAAGAGGAACTCTTATGCAATAGTTGTACCCATATTATACAATGGGCAAACTAAAAAAACAATAGATAATACCTTTAAACTTCCTGCCAATATATATTTGGGAGGATTTTTTTAATGGATAATTCAGAGATAATGAGATTTATTTATTGGGAACAATCAAGTCGAGATACGATTGATTTTAAAAAATCGTATGTAGACCTAGCGGATGATTTAGTCGCAGGATTGCTGTTATCTCAAATCGTATACTGGCATTTACCTTCAAAAGAAACAGGAAAGACCAAGTTACGAGTAAAGAAAGACGGTCATCTTTGGATAGCAAAAGGCAGAGAAGATTGGTGGGAAGAAATAAGAATCACAGGAAAGCAGTTTGATAGAGCCAGCAATATTCTAGCTAAAAAAGGATTGATAGAAAAGAAGCGTTTCAAATTCAATAGCAATCCAACCGTTCATGTCAGATTAATTTGGGAAAACTTTTTACCTAGATTAGAGGATATTATATTAAATGCAAACGAGGAAGAATCCGAGGGAAAATTTGAGGAAGATACCGAAGAAACAGGGGTGGAACCGTTGGGAGACATGGTTTTTCCCCAAAGGGTAAAATCGAATTTCCCCAAAGGTAAAAAACGAAATTCCCCAAAAGGGAAAATGGAAATTGACCAAAGGGGAAAATCTTTAACAGAGAGTACAGCAGAGATTAAGACAGAGAATAATACAGAGATTAACCCTAAAAAAGATGTTTCAATTGTTAACAAGGACGAACTAAAAAATATTTGTAATAACTACTTTTCAGAACTAAGCGTTGGAAGATGGTCAAAGAAAGAATGGTTTACGCTTATTGATAAATTTGTTCAAGAATTAATAGATAGTAAGAAACTAGATTCGATTCACGATATAGAATCCTATATCAAAGTATCATTGGAAAATATCGCTTATAAGCATGATTTAAAATACGGAAAGCTAGATACCTATAATATTGCGAAACAAGAGGAATCAAATCGAGATACGAGCATTTATTATAATTGGTTACTAGAAGATGATTAAAGGAGGTGAGGATAATCGAACGACAGGAATCAGTATTAGTCGATTTGGAGCGTTCTATTTCGAGTGGGTACGTTACCTATTGGAAACCTTTCAAAAGAGGATATACGACAAATTTAGAAGAAGCAGGACGTTACCTAGAAGAAGAAGCGAAAGAGATTGAAGCGAACGACTTTGACAAAAGAACAGTTGCAATTAACCAGTCCGTCATAGATAATATCCTTAGATGACGGATTGGGGGATTTTTCAATGGAAAAGTTGATTAAGGCAAATAACGATTTAAAAGATTTACCTAGGTTTATGAACCATCGATCAGCTAGAATGTGGTTTAAGGAACGCATAGGAAATCGCTTTGTTATGGTGGATACGACAGTCATAAACAACGTAAAATTTTACATCTATCATCTTGTTCACGATAAATTGACTTATGCTATGTCGGTGAACGCAATGAGAGAAGGAATGCCATTCCAACAGAGCGACTTCAAAAACAGCTTTATAGAACTTGAAATAAGCGAGGAAGGTTACATTTTTATTAATGAGAGGGGAAACGCTTTTGAGTTATCAGACGAAAGAACAAGCAATAGGGTATATCCTAAAAGCAGTCATTGATACAGGAAGCAGTAGACAGGAATTAAGAGAAGTCTATCTTGTAGCAAGGCAAGGAATCAAAGAAATGCTAGAAGGCAGAGAAGATAATCGAATGGATAATATGCTTACAAACATTATATTAATGGATTCCCTAGATACGCTTGAGAAAGATAAGGAATACAGTAAAAAGGCGGAAGCCAATCTTTATGATGGGTACGATAGATTCACCGTAGAGGAAGCAGGAGACTTCTTTAAAGCGTTCGCAGTCATTTTAAAATAAGGGGGAACAGATTGTGACAAGGAAGATTGCGGTATCCACGAACAAAGGCGGTGTCTTGAAAACATCAATCACCGTCAACCTTGCAGGGATTTTAAGTAAGGAAGGTAAACGAGTTCTAATTGTCGATACAGATAATCAAGGGAATACGTTGCTTTCATTTGGTATGAATCCCGATGAATTAGAGCATTCTATTTATGATGTATTAGTTGATGGGTACGACGTGAACCAGGCAATCATCAAGGACGTTCATAAAAACATTGATATTTTACCGAGCAATGATGAAATGGCGTTTTTCGAGTTTGATGTATTGACCAAGATAAAATTATATCCCGAACCATTTAAAATGCTGAAAAGCAGTTTAGAAAGAATCGAATCGAAATATGATTATATTTTAATTGATACGCCACCGAATTTAGGATTAACACAAGGAAACGCATTGACAGCCACAGACGAGGTTTTAATTCCATTCCAACCGGAAAATTACTCTATGCGTTCATTGGTGAAAATCCTATCATCTATTCAATCGTTTAGAGATGACCATAATCCAAGATTAAAGGTGTTAGGAATCGTAGCAACGCTTGTAGACCAACGAACAGTATTGCATTCGCAGATACTCCAAGAGTGCCGCAAGTATTGTTACGAGCATAATATAAAAATGCTTGAAACGGTTATACCTAGAACAATACGTTATGCAAGCAGTGTCGCTTATGAAGGATTACCTGCAACACTAACAGAAAAGAATAATAACCTAATTCAAGCGTATATTGATTTAAAAGAAGAAATACAATAAGAGAAATGGGGAACTTGCAATGAGTAAAAAGAGAACTATATCTAGTTTTAATGAGGTTGCCAACGATAGCGATATTAACAAAAATATTAATAGTAATAGTGATAACAAAGACGATATTTTAAAAAGCGTCACCAAAGATAAGAAACCGAAAGACCAGACGCATACGTTCAAAGGATACTGGTTAGAAAATAAAGTCGCGAATGAGATAGACCGAATGACAGACGGACACCCAAAAGGAACGAAATCGGAATTTATTAACCAAATCATCAAGAATTACTTGATAAGTGAAGGAAGATTACCAAGAGAGGAAGATTAAATGTTTGATGGTGAAATGGTATCGGAACAGATCGCCAGAGAATACGCAAAAAAAGTCGATGAAGTCATTAAAAGGAAACTCATAGAATTATCCTATAAAGCCTTATACGAACGAGAATATAAGCTATATGACATACTTCATGAAATCGAGGAAGGAAATATAAACGAGAAGAAGGTTGAACAATTCAAGGATAAGCTAAACGAGGAAGGATACCTTTTAAGCGTAGAAATGCCCGAAGCCGATATTTCATTTGATGAAAATAGTTACTATGCAAATATGAATCCGAATGAAATTAAGATAAAAATATATAAAGAAATACTATCAGATTAGGAAGGGTGCGGAATACCCTTCTTTTTTTATTAGTTTTTTCCACTAAAAGCGTACTTTACTCTTTACAATCGTAAAGGTTATTGATATAATTGAATTACAGCAGTTAAGAAATACTTAAAAAAAGGAGATAAGACGAAATGAATAACTTAAAAGGAAAGCAAATCGTTACATTGGAAGACATAGAAAATGGAGAAAAAATTATCGTATCGAAAATGGATAATAAAATTATCGACATCGTATTAAAAGATGGAGAAGAAACAGGAGGAATCGTTCAGAGTTATTCAGACGATTTAACTTCAATCGAAATCGCAGATGGGGAAGGATTTTTCAGCACGATTAGTTTTGAAGATATAGAGAGCGTTCATTACTTATAGAAACGAGGGGGATTCTTCCCCCTTAGAATATCAATATTAATAAAGGGGATAAAAGAATGTTGAAGGTTATCGAGTATTTAGAAACGCAAACAGATTTAGAAGGATTAGAACTAGCAGACGGAACAGAATTTGGTTATTTATTCTTTGGATATAGAGTTGAAAACAGTTCAGAGGAATTAGAAATACACGTCACGTTCACGAATCAAGTTTTTATTAATGGAGAGGAACAGGAAATTTTTCTACCGTTCAGCGTATGTTCGCTGTAAATATCAGTATTAATATTAATATCAATAAAGGAGAGGGATAAAATGAATTTTCAAGAAAACGCAAAAGGAATTATTAAGGATACAGAAAAAAGATTTAAGGAAGCTAAACGTATCATTAATTGGGAAGCAAAATTCAAAGAACTATCAAGGTTATCAACGCAACTTCTTTCACAAAAGATGATACTAACACCATTAACATACGGAAGCCAAAAATCGAGAGAAGGCGTTTATCTTTATGAAATGTTTGATAAACTCTATCAAGAAGTTAGCAGCGAACGTCAAAGCATGGTAAACAATTAAAACTAGGAGGAAACATTAATGAAATCATTTTACAGACGCATGGCCGAGGAAAAAGGAATCCTATTAAATTCATTCGAGGTTGAAGTTGATGGAATCGTTCATATGATGAATGTAGACCAGATCGTTCAGCTTATCGAAAATGCACCACATCACGAACAAAAGCATATTAAGGATACATTTTCTAAAATCGACTTTGCTAATGGAGACTTAATGCACTACATCAAATTTTTAGCCACAGCATTTATAAAAATGAATTACTAGGAGGAATCGCAATGAAAGTATTTGAAGTAATCATTAAAGAGGAACTTGTTAAAACAAAGGTAGTAGGAGCAGAAAGTGAAGCAGAAGCAATTGATAAGGTAAAGCAGATGTATCACAACGAGGAAATAGAGTTCGACTGGTCCGATTTTAGCGATGTAACGTTTGAAGCAAATAAATATTAATATCAATATCTTTATTATTATTGATAGTTTATCCTTTACAAGTGTAAAGAGTGATGATATAATAGACATATAGAAAGTTAGAGATAACTAACTTTCAAGCCCATCAAAGGGTTGGAACGATAGATGGACTAGAAAAATCGTTCAATACAAAAGGAAAGGAGAGAAGAAAAATAGAACTAGATAAGATTTTAGAAGACGCAAACGCAGGGGATTTAGAGGAAGTCGTATTAAGCAAAGAGTTCCAGCAGTTCAAATCCAGTCTCATTGAAGTTTGGGAAGTAAACGACAAGGAGATAACAGAGCAAGATATTCAAGACTACCTTTGGTAAAAGGAGGTAAGACAAAATGTTTTTCTATCGACCATGTGAAAAATGTGGAGAATATGTAGACGATGGAAGCTACAAAGACGATAAGTACCAATGCCACGAATGCTTAGATAAATAAGCGCAGGGGGGATTCCCCCCCTAATAAACAAAAAGGAGATAACGACAAAATGAAAAAAGAAATCAAGGAAATCACACTTAGAACATTAAGAAGAAGGAAAGACGTTCTAACTCATAAGGGAAACTTCAACGTTCAGTTTTTAAGAGAGAACATTCAAAAGTTAAAGCAAGAATTGGAAACAAGAGAATCACACCACACAGTAGGAAGTGGAATAGGGGTCCAAGTTGAAGTATATCCCGAAACCCATACTAAAATTATCAAACAGCAGGAAGAAAGGTTGGAAAGAAGCCTTAAAGAAATCGAGGAACTAGAGCAAGCTATCGAGTACATCGAAGGTTTATAGGGTACAGATATAAAGGCTCTTTATACATAGAGAGCCTTTATCCCCAAGGGGAAGGGAGGTATTCAAAAATGGTTAAGAAGGAATGCTTCACCTATTTAGTCAAAGGTTCAGAGGATATAGGAGATTTTTCAAAGGCAATTATGTTGCTTACAACGCTTAAAGCAGAAAAGGAAATCGTCGAGTTCAGAACATTCTATGGGAACGAGAATATACGAATCATATCTAACATAGACAATGATTTTTATTTCGAGGATAAGATAGGAGAAATCATGTCAAAAGAGCCATGTACCGTATTCCTTATCGAAAGAGAGGACGTTCACCATTCAGTAGTAGAAGAAATCGACCGTTCCATCGACAACAAGGAAACACTTCATATATCCCTAGACGTTGACTAAGAAAAGAAGGCTCTTGCTTAGTCGAGAGCCTTCCCACTTAAAGGGGGGAAAAGAGAATGCAGCTAGACTTATTCAATGAGGATTCCACCGAGGTTATCATACCGAAGGAAGTTATATCACCATTGGAATCAAATAGAAGGATTACAAGCAAGGCATTCGAAAAAGAGAAGGAAACATTCGCCAGTTACGTTCAGTCGATACAAGATCAATATGAATGCTCTTGGTTTGAAGCGAGAAAAATGTTTTTCAAGTATAGAGAGAATCAAGAACCAATTTTAATAAAAAGGGGATAAGACAAAATGTTTTTCGAGAAAGTAATTCAAGTTACCAATGATTTAGAAGTACCGTTCAACGTTAGAATCTTTGAGGAAGATGGAAAAAGGAAAGTCGCATTTTATGACGCACGATACGACCATACAGAATATGGTCAGTTCATCGCTTCCTATTACGCTGATACGATAGCGAGACATAGTAAATTGCTATTCCTAGATTTAGAAATCGAGAATTGGCAGGTAAGCGCAAGGAACATGGAAGAGATACATCAAGCGTTAAAGGAAGTGGGAATATGAGAGACTTTAAAACGATTCAATGCAGTACGTGTTATCAAAAAGTCGCTCTAACGGACCCAGTCACAAATACATGCAGTTGCGGAACAGATTACAACGGATTTGGTCAAAAGTTAGCACCTCGAGAACAATGGGGGTGGGAAACAGGAGAGAATCTTATCGACATTTACAACGGAAATGATGATTGGTAGAAACAGAGGGTGGCCGAGCGTCACCCCCAATATAGAAAGGGGATAAGGCAAAATGAAGGAACTAAAAGTAATAGTTAAAAATACAGGAGAGCCACCGAAGGAACAAGTCATCGAGGATTCACTCGAGGGGTTACAAAAATTAGTAGGTGGATACATCGAGGTTACGATGATAACGCCAGAGATATTACTTATATTGAACGAGGAAGGAAAACTAAACGGATTAGAAGAAAACTTTGCTATCGTTACATTCGAGGAAAAAGGGGAAGTATTCCAAAACCAAGTTCACGATATTATTTGCGGAAATTGTTTTTTCGTAGCAAGTAACGGAGAAGAATTTGCTTCATTAAGCGAGGAACAAGCGTACTTTATTCAATCCCAATTTAATTTAGATGGAACGATATTTGCCATCGACAGAAAAGAGGTAGGTATCTAATGGGAGAAGCGTCAGAACTAATTTTAGATGGAGTTCTTTGCCAGTCATGCGGAGAATTTATAGATGGTGAAGAAACAGGATACCCAAGAAATTGTGAGGATTGCGAGAACGAATAAAAAAGGGTGGCCGAGAGCCACCCAAATAAAAAAGGAGATAAGATAAAATGAGATTCCCGAAATTTTGTTATAGCACGCACCCAGCAGGAGAGCCGAATATTAAAATAGTCACAGGAGAAAAAGGTTATTATCCTGCACCCTATGTTGAAGATGTAGAGGAAGAAAATAAGAAGCTAGGCATTGAATCGCAGGAGATAGTAGACGCTATGGTGGAAGGTTCGATGTTCGGTTGGGAAATACATGGATTTAAAGAATGCCCACGATGTAAAGAAACAAAGCTATTTCCCGAGGAAGCTAGGAACGCACTTTCAAGACGAGATAATAAAACGTATATTTGCAGTGATTGCGGCACAAGAGAAGCTATCGAGGATTTAAAAGGAGGTATCTCAAATGATTTACAGCGACACGATAAATAACGTGGAATTTGAAGCGTATTATGACGAGAAAAACCGAGCGTTGCACGTACTAGACGCTATGGGGAGCAAGCCGAGATTATCCGTTACAAACGGTATCGACAACCTTATTCCTGCATTGGAGCGATTAATGAAAATCAATAACGATTACAAGATATTCCTATATGGTACAGACGGAATCATTTCACGATATAACGCACTAACGAAGGAATTTATATTTGTTCCAAAGGAAAGTCCGTCCGTATTCTATGAGTTCCGAGAGAAAATGGAAATCCTATACGAAACAGATCGTTATAAAGCTTTGTAGGAATGAGGAACACAAGGGGGGATACACATCATGATTGATACAGCCGAGAAACGAGAAAAGCGCAGAAATCAAATAAGAGAAGAAATCATTTCCAGTAAAGAAGCAATAGATATTTTAGGATTCAGCCGAACACGATTAAATCAAATCGTTACTGATGGAAGAATCGTTCCAATTAGAAAAGGAATCTATTTAAAAGATGATATTATAGCATTTAGAGATAGTCGAGAATAAAAAGAGGGGAAAATTTCCCCTTCTTTTTTAATGCCTTTTTTCGATATTATACATGAATTAAAGGCGAACATATGTTACTATTTTTAGTAGAGCAACCAAGAAGAAAAACCAGTAAGCGTATTCACTTAAAAAATGTTTTTCTACATGCTAAACTAATTGATACTATCATTTAACAAGGGGGAAGAATGTTGTTCAATGAGGAGAAGGTTGAATTACTAGCAAGGTTATATTCAAGACATATGGGATTGGTAAATCATAGCAACATAGACCACGATGATTTAAATGTTTACATCAACCACGCCCTTGAAAATGGATTAGTGAACAAAGCGGAATTGAACAAACTGAACAAGGAATTGATACGTTCATAAAAGAAGAAGGGAATCCTCTTTTAAGAGTTCCCTTCTTCTTTTTTTGATTTAGGAAGCCTGTCACGTACAATAACCTCCAACAAATCAACGATTGGTCCGAGTTCTTCTTCTGATAAAGGAACGCCGTTCCAATTCAAATTTTCTTTCTTCAAATACTTTGAAGCGTCATATTCCAACTCTTTTATATCGGGTTCGTCTGTCAGCCCTAAGATGTAATCTACCGACACGTTGTAAAGCTTGGACAATTTCATTAAGTTTTGAATAGGTGGCTTTCTATCTTCTGTCTCATACCCTGCATAAGTAGAGCGGCCAACTTCCAACTTGTCTGCGACTTCCTCGATTGTCCAATGCTGTTTCGTGCGTAGTTTCTTTAGTCTAGCACCAAACATTAGCAAGTTCCCCCAATCTAATTTTAATACTTCTTTAATATTATTCCCCCAATCCATTATAGGTTAAAACTGAATATATTCAACAGAAAGCGGATAACAGAAACAAGATTGTAACATTGATTCCCGTAAACGAGGAAAAAAATCTCTTTTTGCGTTGACTTTTCCACTTAGACGAGTTATACTATGTACATACCCAATCGAGAAAGGAGATAAAATCCTCTATGAGTAGAAAAAGAATATGGATGGTTAAGCACCGACTAGAAAAAGATTTAACGCAAGTCGAGTTAGCGAAAAAAGTAAACATATCAAACCGTACCATTTCAGAGATAGAAAGGGGGAACAGAAACCCATCGGGAAAGTTAGCTAAGAAATTAGCAGACGTACTAGAAGTTGATATGTCGAAGTTTTTCGAGGAAGAAAATGAAATCGCATAAGAAAAATTGAGGGGGAAACTTGCTAATGATTATTAAAGGAAAAGAATGGAACGCATTAACCGCAAAGGAAAAATTCAATCTTCTATTAGAACATTCCAATTTAAACGTTCTAGGGGAGCAGGTTATAAAAGGGAATAAAAATAAGCCCCACGACCAAGGAAATTTGGCGTAGGACTTATTTAAAAGGAAATAAGACAAAATATTTTTCTACCTTCATGGTAGCACGAACGACAAAAAAATTCAAATGGAAAGGAAAGAATACCATGAAATCATTAAAATTAATTGAATTAAACATCACTAATTTTAAAGGAATTAAGCAGTTCAGTTTAGTAGCAAACGGAAATGATTTAGTCGTAAAAGGAAGAAACGCCACAGGAAAGACAACATTATTTGACGCTTTCACATGGTTACTCTTTGGAAGAGACAGCGCAAATCGCACACAGTTTGAAATTAAGACACTAGACGAGGAAGGAAACGTTAAGCAACATGGCGTCAATCACGAAGTAGAAGCAAAATTTGAGATAGACAAGAGACAGATCGCTTTCAAAAGAGTTTATAAGGAAGAATGGACAAAGCACCGAGGTTCAGCAAAGAAAACTTTCACAGGTCATACGACCGATTATTTCATAGATGATGTTCCATTCAAGAAGAAAGATTATGACGCAGAGGTTGGGAAAATCGTATCTGATGAAACGTTTAAGATTTTAACGAATCCAACCTACTTCAACGAACAACTAGACCGTAAGCAACGCAGACAAGTTCTTTTAGACATGATAGAGGATATTAGCGACCAAGACGTAGCAGAGCATAGCAAGAATAAGGAACTTATCGGATTAGTCGAAAGGTTACAAGGAAAGAACATCGAGCAACATCAAAAAGGAATCAAGAATAAGCAACGAGATATAAACAAAGAACTAGACCGTATTCCCATTCGAATTGATGAAATTGAGTTATCTTTACCCGATACGACAGGATTAAACGAAAAGAAATTACAGTCCGAAATCGAATCCATCGACAAGGATATAGAAGAAAAACAAACGATTATCAGCAACATTAGAAACGGTGGTCAAGTTAGCGAGTATCAAAAGCAGTTAAGCGATATTGATATGGAATTAACGAAAATCAGAAACAATCATGACAGCCAAACGAACGAGGAACTTTACCAATTAAAAGCTAGTCTGCAGGAGAAGGAATCGAACGTCACGATTTTAAGTTCCAAGAAGGATAACGAAAATCAGATGATTCAGTATAACGAGGAACAAATCGGAAAACTAAACGAGCAAGTAGAACGATTAAGAAAAGATTGGACCGAAGCAGACGCAGAGAAGTTTGAACATAACGAAGAATGCTCTTGCCCAACATGCGGTCAAGAACTTCCAGAGGAACAAATCGAGGAAGCACGAGAAAAGGCAGAGAGCCAGTTTAACGAGCGCAAAGCGAACAAGCTAGAACGTATCGTGGAAGATGGAAAAAGTACCAAGGAGCGCATAGATTCGATTCAGAGCGACATAGAAAAAGCAAACAAGACTATCGAGAAGTACGAGAAAGAAATCGAATCGAATCAAGCAGAAGTTGAGAAACTTAAAAAATCCATTGAAAGCCTTGAAAACAACAAGACCGACATAACGGAAAATAAGGAATACATCGAGAAGCTACAAGAGAAGGAACGCATAGAGCGTCAAATAGCGGAAATAAGAGCGTCCACGCAGGATTCGATAGATTCTATTCGAGAAGAAATAGAAAAGCTAGAAAGCGAGAAAAAAGAGATACAGGACGATTTAAACAAGTTTGATATAGCGAAACGTTCAGAAGCTAGATTGAAAGAATTAGAGGAACAGGAAAAGACGCTCACAACCGAGTACGAGCAATTAGAAAAAGAACTTTTCCTAACAGAAGAATTTACACGTTCCAAAGTATCTTTATTGGAGGAACGAATCAATTCTAAGTTCAAATACGCCACATTCAAGCTATTCGAGGAACAAGTAGATGGTGGATTAAAAGAAACATGCGAGACGCTATATGAAGGAGTACCGTACAGCCGAGGATTAAATAATGCAGCGAGAATAAATGTTGGATTAGACATTATCAATACCCTAAACGAACGTTACGGAATCCAAGTACCAATATTCATTGATAACCGAGAGAGCGTCACCGATTTAATAGAAATCGAATCGCAAACCATCAGCCTAGTTGTAGAGCCGAAAGCGTATCAACTAGAAGTTCAAGACCCACAAGAAGTTGCCATATAAAAAGAGGGGGAGCGTTCCCCCTTATCCTAAAAATCATTCAAAGGAGAATAAATAATGAGCGAGAATAAGACAAAGTTTTCAACATCACTAGCAAAAATAAATGACGCATATTTCCCAATGATTGAAAGACAGCTTACAGGAAACGGAATCCAAATGGACGATTACAGCAAGCAATGCGTATTAAACGCTATTTCTTCTATCAACAACGCATTAGACCAGAAAGGAATCACCTGGAACGACCCACAACTAGACCAGTCGAACATAACGGAAATCCTATTAAACGTAGCGTCATTAAAACTCAATTCATCAGCAAGCCCGAACGAAGTTTATTTCCAAGTAAGAAACGTCAAATTTCAAAAGAGAAATGAAAATGGAAAGCTAGTAGACGATTGGCGCAAGCAGATTGAAATGGGAATCGAGGGAGACGGAAACGATGCCATCTTATCGAGATTTGGACGAGATGTTGAAACCGTTCATCAGTTTTGGGTAGTTCGAGAAGATGACGACTTTCAATATCCATCGTATGAAGGAATCGAAGTCACACCCCCGAAATGGACGCCAAAGGGAACAGGAAAGGCGGTCCGAGTAGTTTACCCTATCGAAAAGAGAAACGGACGCATTGAGTATCATATATCCGAGCGTGAGGACGTTATTAAAAACCTTATCGCTCACGTAAAAAATAATATGATGAATGAAACGTTTGGACTTGCCGAAAGCAAATATAAAGCGACACCTAAGCAGAAACAACAGATTGAAGATAAGAAAAATGAAGTCATCGACAGTATTAAAGCAAAAGGTTTAGATGGAGCGTTAAATGATAAAGAACTTCAAAAATATATCAGCCCAGCTTGGAAAGACGAACAGTCGAAAGAATCCATGATATTACGGAAAATGAGAAATAACGTTGTGAAGCGGATTCCAAAGGATTTTGGCATAGCATTACGAGAATTAAGCTATGAAAACAGCACGAACGATTACGAGAATCGAATCCGTAAAGACGTAAGCGAACAAGCCAACGGGGAAGTATTAGACATTATCGACCACGAGGAAACAGTCGAGGAAGAAGAACCCGAGCCAGAAAAACCGAAAACAGAGGAAACAGAACGCCAAGAAAAAGAGAAACCAAAGGTGGTAACAAAAGAGGAACAACAAGAATCGAATCCATCAGAGAGTAAACCACCGTTCTAAAAACACAGGGGGATTCAATTTCCCCCTTTTAGATAAAAAGGAGATAAGACAATGACATTAACATTCGAGCCAATTGCAAGTAGTAGCGCAGGAAACGCTTTTATCGTATCCGATGGAGAATCCAAGCTATTACTGGAATGCGGTTTGAAGTATCGAGATATACAGATCGCTTTAGACTTTCAAACATCACAGCTTGACGGTTGCCTTCTAACACATGAACATGACGACCATTCCCATTCAGTGAAGGACGTATTAAAAGCAGGAGTTAGCGTATATACGTCACAGGGAACGTCACACGCTTTAGGATTGAAGCACCATAGGTTAAAGTCTATCGAAGCACGAAAACAGTTCAGAGTAGGCTCATTTACCGTTCTGCCATTCGAAACAGAACATGACGCAAACGAGCCTTTAGGATTCCTCATAGAAAGCAAAGGCGGAGAACGATTGCTATTTGCTACCGACACCTATTTCATTCGATACCGATTTAAAGGAATCAATATTTTAGCGGTAGAGTGCAATTTTAGCGAGGAAATTTTAGAGCAGAACATCATTGATGGAATCGTTCCATTGGGTATGAAAAGACGGTTGTTACAGTCTCATTTTAGCTTTGAGAATTATGTCGAGTTCCTTAAAGCAAATGATTTAAGTCAGCTAAAAGAAATTTGGTTGATTCATATGAGTAATAGAAATGCAGACGCAGAGAAATTCAAATCCGAGATACGAAAGATAACGGGAAAACCAGTCTATATTCCATAAGGAGGAAACTCTATGAAACCATTAATTGAAAGAATCAAAGAGTGCAAGACGCAGGAGGAACTAGACAGGTTGAGAAGGGAAATCGTCAACGAAGGAAGGAAAAACGGAATGGATTCATTCAGACCTTTACAACAAGCTTTCATTACACAAAAAGAAAAGATAGCGAACGGTTGGGTATTCGATGGCTAAAATCCAATGCGCTATGTGTCGAGAGTATAGCTTGAAAATAAAAGAAGGAATCCAAACCTGCAGAATATGCGGTCAAGGGCATGAGATAACATTCGAGGGAGAGTACATCATCATCAACCCATCTAATGAGCACAGGAAAGCATAGAGAGGGTGAGGACATGCGCAAAGACGCTTATTACTTTTCTCATGATACGAACGCAAGGAGAGACCCGAAGATATTAGCAATGATAAGCGAGTTCGGAGCGGAAGGTTACGGAATATATTGGATGGTTATAGAAATGTTGGCCGAACAGGAAGGATACAAGTTAGAACATAAAAAATGGGTATCGCATGCGATTGCTATGGAAACGCAATGCGAACGCAATACGGTTGTATCCTTCATCGAAAAAGGAATCGAGGATTACGAATTATTTAAGTCAGATGGTGAATATTTTTGGAGCGAATCGTTACTAAGGCGAATGGAAATAAAAGATTCTAAACGAAAAAAGAGAAGTGAAGCAGGGAAGGCAGGAGCCTTGGCACGATGGGGAAAAGAGAAGAAAAAAGAAGATAACAAGGAATGGCAATCGCATGGCAATCGCATGGCAGACGCATACGAACGCAATGCGGATTATAGCAAAGGAAAGGAAAGGAAAGAAAAGGAAAGTAAAGAAAAAGAGATACGTTCCAAATATAAATTTGAAACGCACCATATGAAATTAGCCGAACTACTCTTTAAGAAGATTCAAGAGAATAATCCTAATGCAAAGAAACCTAGCTTGGAATCATGGGCAAACACATTTCGTTTGATGATGGAACGAGACGAACGAGAAGGAAAAGAAATTCAGCACCTTATCTTATGGACGCAGCAACATCATTTTTGGTACAAGAACATCTTATCTGCAGATAAATTAAGAAAGCAGTACGACAGATTATTACTAGAAATGAAAGACGATAACAAAGCAAAAGTTATAGGTGGTGAAAGTAATGGAACACATCGGAGAAAGCCTAAAACGAGCTATGAAGGAACAGACGTTGCCGAGTTGGACTTTAATAAGAGAAGGATATTGTGACGGTTGCGAATATCCTATAAAGGTTTACGAAACGGAAATATTAGGTGGACCGAAAAAGGGAGAAAAAACCGAAGTCACATACGGTTGTAAATGCGAGGATATAAAGATTGCGAAACAGGCATTAGCGAACAAGCGAAAAGATGAAATTAGGAAAGTCAGAAAACATTTCGATTCCTATTCGCTTATCAGTAAAAAGTTGAAAAAAGCGACCTTGGAGAATTACAAGCCACAGAATAAATCGCAAGCTATCGCAAAACGAAGCGTGGAAAAGTTTATTGATACGTTCGATTTAGACGAGCCGATGAACATTCTTTTTACAGGCGGTTATGGCGTAGGAAAAAGCCATCTAGCAAAAGCATTAACCGATGGAATCATGGAAAAAACGAACCCAAACACCGAACAGAAATACAGATCTATTTTTATTAGCGTTCCTAAGTTGTTGAGGAAAATACGAGCAACTTATAATCCAGATTCAGATGTCAGTGAGGATGACATTTTCAGCGTTTTAGAAGATGTTGACGTTCTAGTTTTAGATGATATAGGAGCGGAAAGGCAAAGCGATTGGACAGACGAACGGTTATTTGACCTAATCGACAGCCGACAGGGAATGCATACGATTTACACAAGCAACTATGGAGTAGATGATTTGATGGAGTTGTTAGAGGAACGGAATTTTAGCCGAGTAGTGAACGAGGATACCTACATTATCAAAGTGGAAGGAAAGAACTACCGATTAAGCGATTTACAGTAAAGCGAGGGGGAATCTATATGCGTTTAGCGTTTCAAATACTCATGATATTTATAATCGTTATCACGTTTATTGGAAGCGTAGGAGAAAGCGACAACAAGGAATTAAGACAAAATATGATTGCCTTATGTATAGCAAGTATAGCAGGATTTGTCGTCGTTACTTGGCTCTTATAAAAAAGGAGGAAAACACATGATTGATATTTTGAAAGAAGTAATGAGAAATTATGCGAAGGTTGCGCCACACGCCAATAAGATTAAGGAAAACAAGTTACGAATCTATGAATTATCGAAAGAACTTCCAAACGAACAAGGATTGGAACTCATTCAACTTCACGATAGTTCTGTTGAGGAAATACGGAAAATGCACAAAAAACTTCACGAAAGGAATAACTGGAAGGAAGAATAAGGAATGGCGTTGCCGAAGCTAGAAGAGACAGAAGGATTTTACGGTGGGGGAATCGTTCAGCTTTTTAACGATTTAAGCATTGAATTTAGCGGAGATATGATGAAAGAAATCAAGAAGAGGTATAACGAAGGATACTCATTCGAGGAAATAGGAGAGTACACGAAACGAGACCCCGACGAAATATTCCTGGCATTATTCCATATTGCAAGACAAGATGGCGATATTCGACCAGTAGGCAGGAGATTCAAATAAAGCGATTCTAGGCGTTTCAATCTAGTTGAGGATTAAACCTACTAGGAATGGAATATAAGAGCAAATTGACAAGGTTATGAAGCGATTTGGACTATATTAGAGAAAGAGAGAGATTATAAAATGGATTTAATTGAATTAGTGAAGAACGTAGAAAAATGGAGCATCGACAGAGGATTAGATAAAGCGGATAGTAGCAAGCAGTTCCAAAAAGTAGCAGAAGAATTTGGAGAAATTGCAAGAGCGTTAGCACGAGGGGATAAAGAGGGATTAAAGGACGGAATCGGTGATGAAATTGTAACGTTGATTATCCTAGCACAGCAGAACGGATTCACCTTAGAGGAATGCCTTCAAACAGCCTATGATGAAATCGCAGACCGAAAAGGCAAAATGATTGATGGGGTGTTCGTAAAGGAGAGCGATATAAAATGAACGAGGAACAACCGTACATTTTCCCTCAAGAGAAGGTTGAAACATTAGACGAAATCAAAGCGAAAATGGAATCAATCAACATCACGACAGACGATTTAAAGGATTATTACGAAAAGGGATATAAACCATCAAAAATAGGATTCTTATAAGGAGCGGTATACATGTTATTTTTCGAAATACACGAGCCATATTACGCTTTAATTAAAGCCGAGGATAAAGAGACAGCCAAACTAGAATACGAAGCAGCAGTCGCATTTCTTGAAGATGAAGATGGAGCGATAGAGGAAGTTGATAAAGATTACGCATTAGCCACGTTTAGCCAATCCAAAGATGAAGAAGGAGAACTATTAGACGTAAGCGAGATACTGCAGGAATTTAAAGACGAAAATCGTTCAGTATTACTTATTGATGGGACATTAATATAATTCAAACTAAAAGGAGATAAAGACAATGAAAAACCTAAACTACTTAAACGAATATCGAGTGCCAATGATGGGAGATTACGGAGACGCATATAACGGAGCATTCTTTATAACCGTTAAGAAGAAAACCTATTCAGTTATTGCTTCAAACGGGGAAGGTTGGGAGCACGTATCAGTCGCAGGAAAGAATCATACACCTTCATGGTTAGTAATGAACGAAATAAAAGATCTGTTCTTCCATGAAGATGAAGCAGTTATGCAGTTACACCCAATAAAAGACGAGTACGTGAACAACCACAAGAATTGCTTACATTTATGGAGACCGATAAAAGAAAAGATTCCAACACCGCCAAAGTGGATGGTAGGAATATAAAAAAATGGAACAAGTAGAAAGATGCGAAAGGTGCAATCGACCATTAAGAAATGCAAAGAGTATCGAACGAGGTTTAGGGTACGTTTGCTATCGAAAAGAGACAAGAGAAAAAGCATGGAAAGAGTTCCTTAAAATTCAAATGAACATTTACGAATTTATCGAGGAAGGAGATAAGACAGAATGAATATTATTTCTGAAACCATAAACCAGTATTACTTTGGCGTTACCAAAGTAGTTCAAACAACAGAGGAAGATGAAGAAGGTTATCTTTACTTTACAAAGAAAATCTATTTTGCAGGAATCAAGATATTTCAATCATCAGAACGTAGAAGGAGTTCGATAGCAGACGCAATTATGCAAGCGTGGGGAGGGAAAGTAGAATGAAAAAGATATGGGGAATCTTTGCAGGACTATCAATATCACTTTCAATATTAATATTAATGATGATAGGCGAGTTTATCGAAGCTGTTCAAATATTAGGAGCGTAAAGGAGAGAAAAAAATGAGTAAAAACCCATTAAGCAAAGATATTGACGCAGTATTAAATGACAATATCACAGATAAAGAACTTGAAGATTTAAAACAGGCAGTCAGAAGTTATATGAAATCGAGAGGATTAAGCGATAAAAGCACCAAAGACCAAGTGGATTTAGTTCTTCTTCTATTTACGATTTTAGAAGTTCCAGAGAAGCGGTTTATGGACTTTATTAGTCGATTAAACGTATTGCAATTAAAGCGAATGGGAGCCATTGAATCTATTAAGAGTGGACAAATTCATTAAGCGAAGCGAGGAATTATCCAACGCAATATAAAAGGAGCGATAAAAAGCATGGGAATCGAATTAGGTTCAGTCATCGTTTGGGATTATAAATACTGGTTATTTGCAGGATACACAACAGACCAAGAGCATAAGCAACGATACCGATTGCATGGATTAAACGGAAAAGTGGTTGAGCCATTAGAGGGAGAATGTAGCGTACTTATCGAGCCAAGCGAAATGAGGGAATAACGATGGGAAAGAAAAAAAGGAAAAAGCCGAATCCTGTTTACCTAAGAGGATTGGAAGAAGGAAGGAAACAAGGGGAGCAGGAAGCGTTAGACAAAATATATACCTATATCAAAGAAAGAGTAATGACGATTGGAGAAATCGAAGGTATAGGAGAAAAGACAGTTTGGAAGATACATCAACATCTACTTGATGGAGTGGAAGGGGAGAAAGAATGAGTAAAGGCAAACGAGGAATGATTTTAGAAAATATGGTGGAGTATTCCAATCAGACCTATAAAAACAAGGGTATGGCACAAATTGATAAAGTGCCTACCCCTTGGAACGTTCATTACAACAAACAGACAGGAAAAGTAATTCGAGCGTTCCCACAGAAAAAAGGAACGGTGGATTTTGTAGGAATCAGTCATGGGAGAGGGATAGCGTTTGACGCAAAGAACACAAAGAATCGAACGAGATTCCCACTAGATAACGTAGAACAGCACCAAGTCGATTATTTAATAAACTTCCAAGACCAAGGAGGAATAGCGTTCTTTATCATCTTTTTTGAAAAGCATAATGAAGCATACTTCATGCCAATAGACAAGTTTATCGGTTGGTGGGAAGACCAATTCGAGGGAGGGAGAAAGAGTATACCTTATGATTGGTTCACGTTCAATGTCGATAGGATTCATTCAAGAAATGGCGTTCTGTTAGATTATTTAACGAATTGTGAGCCACTTGAAACGGTAAAAGGAAAATCCATAGAAAGAGAGAAAAAGGGTGTGTGAGATGGTAACAGTCCAAGATAAAGCGTTGAAATCGAAGTATATAAAACGAATCGAAAAACATTTGCGGCAATATACAACCTACAAAATAGGAATGATGACGCTACAAAAACAACTAGACCACATCATGCCGAACGTTACAGCAACTTATAAATTATCCGAGGGAAGCAACGGAACGTTTGAAATAACGAGCGATACCGAGGATTATGCGGTGGATAGAATCGAGAGTAAGAAAGCCTTAATGCTTCATGAAGATATAGAACGTTATGGAATCATTATCGAATCCATAGACCAAGCGGTTAGCGATTTAGACGAGATGGAGCGGAAGTTTGTTGAAGTAAGATATATCAATCGAAAGACCATTGCACAAACGTCTATCGAGTTAGGATACAGCGAGAAGCACATTTTTAATTTACGTCATCAAGTCATGGATAAGTTGCTTATTTCGTTACGAGGATTAACACAAGAATAAGCAAAGCGAGGGAAAGGGAAATGAGAAAAATGTTTTATCTTATAGCAGGATTAATTATCTTATTAACCCTCTATCTTTCATATTCAGCATATCAAGACGGACGGACGATTGAACGGTTGGAAAATAAAGTCGAGACACTAGAAGAATCGAACAAGGAATTGAAACAGGACAAGGAGGAATTAGAGGTTGATTATTCATCAGTAAGAGATAGGTTATGGAGCGTACAGAACTATATTGAAAAACATGAGAACTAGAAGTTTTAGTGCAGTTTTTCGATACTGTTACGGGGATAACAAACAACTTAAAAGGTGATAGTATAAGAATTAGCAAGTTTCCCCCAGTTCAAGCTATCACCTTTTAGGTGGTGGCTTTTTTTGTTTTGTATCATAGAGAGAAAGAGGGAACGCCAATGAAGATTTATAAGAAAAACAACGTATTCGAGGAAGCATTAGAGCGCATACGTTTTCTGTTCGATGAATTTGAGGAAGTATGGGTATCTTTTAGCGGTGGGAAAGATAGCACCGTTATTTACAACCTTGCTAAAATCGTAGCAAGAGAAAAGGGGAAATTGCCCTTAAAGGTTGTTTTCCTAGACCAAGAAGCGGAATACGAGCACACGATTGAATTAGTCAGAGAAATTATGTATGACGAGGACGTAGAGCCATACTGGATTCAAGTTCCTATTAAGCTATTTAACGCCACATCAACACAAGATGAATGGTTGCTATGTTGGGACGAGGATAACCCCGATAAATGGATACGAGAGAAAGACCCTATTTCCTATAAAGAAAATCATTGGGGAACAGATCGTTTCGCAGACTTCTTCTTAAAGTTCATGAATGCGGAATCGAAGGCAAGAGACAACATGAAAATGTGCTACCTAACAGGAGTACGCACCGAGGAATCACCTTCACGTTACATTGGATTAACTACTTCACCAACTTATAAATGGATTACCTGGGGAAAGAAAAATCAGTATAACAAAAATACGTTTTCCTTCCACCCTATTTATGATTGGTCATACACAGACGTATGGAAAGCGATTCATGATAACGGTTGGGATTACAACAAGATTTACGATTATCAATATCAGCATGGAGTAAGAACGCAGGATATGCGAGTGTCGAATCTTCACCACGAAACCGCAGTCCATCACTTGTTTTTCTTGCAGGAAGTCGAGCCAGACACCTACCAAAGATTAACGCAGCGAGTAAAAGGAATGGACACCGCAGGGAAGCTAGGGAGAGATGATTACTTTGTTACTGAACTTCCTTTTATGTTTAAGGATTGGAAGGAATACCGAGATTACTTGCTAGAAAAATTAATTACGAACGAGGAACACCGAGAGAAAATGCGAAAAGACTTCCACCGAACGGAGAAGAAATATATTCCTGCGGTTAAAGCGAATTCTATTTATAAGACGCATATCAGTATTATTCTCACAAATGATTATCATGGTACGAAGCTAGGAAACGCAGAAAACAGATGGCGTTTGCAGTTACGAGATTACGAGAGGGAGCGGAAACGAAATGCAATGGCTAAAAGAAAAGCTAAACGAGAGCAACGACAAAAATAAATTCCTAAACGAGTTACGAGAGTTTGTTCATGAACATTCACCAGTAAAACATAATCCAGTAGACCTTGTTCGATGGGTACCATACACAAAAGTTCAAGCGAACGATTATAACCCAAACCAAGTTGCTAAAAATGAAATGAGTTTACTTCACACAAGCATTAAGCATGATGGATACACACAGCCTATCGTTACGGTTTATGACGAAAACCTAGATAAATACGTTGTCGTTGACGGATTCCACCGTTACAGCGTTATGCGGCACTATGAGGATATACGAAAAAGGAATAAAGGATTATTGCCAATCGTGGTTATCGAGAAGGATATTAACGACAGAATGGCGAGTACGATTCGACACAACCGAGCGAGAGGGAAGCATAGCGTTCAAGGAATGTCGAACATCGTATTTAACATGCTAGATAACGGTTGGACGGACGCAGAGATTATTCACGAACTAGGAATGGAGTATGAGGAATTAATTCGATTGAAACATATTACAGGATTCAGCAAGCTATTCGAGAACGCCGAGTATTCCAAGGCGTGGGAAACCAAAAAGCAATTAAAGCTAAAAAAGGAATATAAAGAAGAACAAAAAGAAAAGGAGAATGAGAATGGTTAAAAAATGGGATTATGGCGGAGCACATGATAGATACCCGATTGAAGAAAATGAGGTATGGAGCGTAGACGATGGGAAAGGGAAGCTAAAACCGCATGACTTATACGAGCCTTTACCCGATTTTATGAAGGAAGCGGATATGGTTATTGTTGACCCTCCTTGGAACTTATCGAACGTCAATACATTCTATACGAAAGCAGATAAGCGAGGGGAACATACGAAAACATTTAACGAGTTCTATCAGCAGTTATTCAAACAGATAGACGTTATCGACCCGAACATTTTATATACCGAGATTGGGAAGCAGAACGTCAATAAGTTTGTTGAGGAATTTGAGAAAAGATTCCCTTATGTTCAAGTATGGCAAATAACGTACTACAAGAAGCACCCTTGCTATTTCGTGAGAGGGAGCAAACATTCACCTTTAGAATCGTTCGATTATGAAGGAATGGACGAATGGGATGCCATTCTAAAAGCGTTGGAAATCGAGGATTATTCAACCGTAGCAGACCTTTGTATGGGGAGAGGTTTAGTTGCGGTTGGCGCATACGATAACGATAAACGATTTGCAGGAACAGAATTAAACAAGAAACGTTTGGCAGTCACCATTGAAAAAATAGCGAAAAAAGGCGGTAAATGGAAAAAAGAATAAAAGGGGAAGGACAATGAAAAATAAAACCGTTGTTAAACTTAGAAAAGCGAAAGAAGAAGGAATCCTAACCAATCAACAATTCAATACATTAAAAGGACAAGTTCTAAGCGGTCGTGAACGAGCGGCCGCCAAAGGATTTATGTCAATCATGAAATCAAATAAAAAAGAAAGAGAAAGGAAAGAAAACAATTGAAAATTGAAAAGAGAAATATCGACCTAATCAAACCGTATTGGAGAAACCCACGAAAGAATGAAAATGCAGTCGAAGCGGTGAAAGAATCTATTAAGCGTTACGGATACACGCAACCGATTGTCGTTGATAAGGATAACGTGATTATTGCAGGACACACACGCTATAAAGCGTTGCGTCAATTAGGATATAAAAATATTGCAGTCGTTCTATTGGATATAGACGAGGATAAGGCAAAGCAATATCGAATCGCAGATAATAAAACAGCAGAAATGTCCGAGTGGGACGATGACCTTCTCATGTACGAATTAAGGGAAATCGAGGAACTAGAAGATATGACCATCTTCTTTGACGATGGCGAACTAGACAGCCTATTAGATATACGAGATGAAGATTATGATTTTGACGATGACTTTGACGAGGAAGAAAGACGGGAAGAATTAGAAGAAGAAGCAAGAGCGACAGTCGTTGCTAGTCTAGGAACAGACGTAGATAAAGAAGATGAAGAAGTTCAAGAACAGATCGAGGAAAAAGTAGAAGCGCAAGTCAACGAGGAAATGAAAGAAGATATTCGAGAGAAAATGAAAGAAGAAAACGAGCGCATTAAAGAGCGAGAAAAAGAAATGAAAAACCAATTTAAAGAACGGACAGAGGACAGAGAGGACGATTACATTGAAATTCAGTGCCCACACTGCGATGAAAAATATATTCTTTCAAGGAGCGAACTACTTAGAGCCAACAAAGTACGAAGAACAGTATAACAACGAGATTTGCGAGCGAGAGAATAAAGAAATCCAGCGAATTATTAATAGCAATATTGATAACGATATTAATTTAATTCTTACAGACGTTGGTTGCGGAACAGGTTTAGGAAGTGAATTAATAGATAACCGTCATCAATACGTGGGGATTGACCGTTCGAAAAAGTCTATCGAGCATTGTAGGCAGGAAGATAAAAAAGGGATATTTATTAACGCAAACGCAGAGGAAATAATTCAGTACGTAGATTCGATTAACCCGATATTCCTTTTTTCGATAGATTACTTGGATAACAACACGATTCAGAAGTTTATCGAGAAAACTGATAATATTTTTATAGCAGTTCACTATAATATGCCATATTTGAGCCGTACTTCTGTATACAGTGGGAGAAAGTCTCTTTATCGACTGTTACACCCTAAAAGAAAAAGAAACGCTATGAGAGCATTATTTGAGCGTTTTAACGCAAGTACATTTAGATTATTAGACGAGGATTATTATTACGTGACCATTATTAAAAAGGATTGAGCGGAATGAATAGGCAGAAATTTGATGATTACATTCAAAAAGTAAGATGGCAGGAAGCAAAAACGTATCGAAAAACAGCACCGCATGAGTATACGATTCGATGGTGGAGAAAAGACTTGGAGCAGGAATTTATAGACGTTGTTCTCTTTATCCGAGAGCATGGCGTAAAAGAGAAGTTTTTCAGCAAGACGTTCATCTATTTTTATCATGGTGATTACAAATATTGGACAATGGGAGACCCTTTAGAAACGACTTGGGTATTAAACCGAGCATTAGTAAATTGAAGGGGGGATAACATTGGCAAAACGAGGGAGACCCGAGAAATTAACGGACGATATAAGAAAAGATATTATTAAGGTTATCCGTAGCGGAAACTATATCGAGACAGCCTGCGCTTATGTAGGAATCAACAAGACAACCTTCTATGACTGGTTAAAAAAAGGAGCAAGAGAAAAGCAACGAGTAGAGGATAATCCAAGAGCCAAAGTCAGAAAGGATTTGCAGAAATATGTCGATTTTTCCGAGGAAGTAGACAAAGCACTTGCACATGCAGAAATCCGAGATGTTGCGATTATAGGGAAAGCAGCAGAAAAAGAATGGCAAGCGGCCGCATGGAGATTGGAAAGAAAGTTCCCCGACCGATGGGGAAGAAAGGACAAACATGCATTGGAGCATACGGGAAAAGAAGGTGGTCCGATAGAAACAAGTCAAAAACAGGAATTGGACTTGTCCAACTTGACGGACAAGGAGTTGGAGCAACTTGAAAACATCATTACAAAGTCTACCGACACTCAAACAGATACAACAGGAGAAAGCTAGAAGGAAACTTATTGACTTCACAACTTACACGAAGCCCGAATATGACGTGAACTGGCACCATCGAAACCTTGGAGACGCATTAGATAAAATGGCAAGACGAGAAATAAAGCGTTTGATGGTTTTTATGCCACCACGTCATGGGAAATCAGAACTTGTTTCAAGGCGATTCCCTGCCTATATTCTAGGTAGAAATCCGAACGCAAACATCATAGCAACGAGTTATAGCGGTGGTCTTGCAAGTAGCATGAACAGAGACGTTCAACGTATTATCGACAGCGAGGAATATTACGAGTTATTCCCCGAAACACAATTAAGCGGTTCTAACAAGACGATAGGGAAAGGAAACTATATCCGAAATTCAGATATGTTTGAAATAGTAGGATATGAAGGCGGTTATGTATCAGCAGGTGTTGGCGGTGGAATCACAGGACGTGGAGCGGATTTTGCTATTATTGATGACCCAGTTAAGAACAGGAAGGACGCAGAAAGTAAAGCGTATCGAGATTCAACCTATGATTGGTTCACTTCCACGCTATACACACGTTTGGAAAAAGACGCTTGTGTACTCATAACGCTCACACGTTGGCATGAGGACGACCTAGCAGGGAGACTATTAGCGAACGCAAAGAATAATCCAGAAGCCGATCAATGGCACGTTATAAGCTATCCTGCGATATATAACGAAAACGCTAAAAACCTAGACCCAACCGACCCAAGAGAACACGACCAAGCGTTATGGCCTGCGAAATATGACCGTAAAGCATTAGGGGCGATTAAGTCCACCGTAGGAAGTTACGAATGGAGCGCACTCTATGACCAAAATCCTTCACCTCCTAGCGGTAGTATCGTTCAACGTGATTGGATTAAATATTATAAGTTCCTTCCTAGTAAATTTGATGAAGTCATTCAATCATGGGATTTTGCCTTTGATGGAAAAGAAAAGTCATCATATGTCGTTGGTCAAGTATGGGGAAGAATCGGAGCAGACAAATATCTCATAGACCAAGTAAGGGATAGAATGAACTTTACGGAATCTATACGAGCGTTAAAAAACATGTCAGCAAAACACCCGAGAGCAAAAGCGAAACTAATTGAAAATAAGGCGAACGGTCCAGCGATTATTTCAACCATGAAAAAAGAAATAAGCGGATTAATACCTGTTCAACCCGATGGAACGAAAGTCGAACGCTTATATGCGGTTACACCACAGTTTGAAGCAGGAAACGTTTATATCCCCGACCCTAGCACAGCACCATGGGTAGGAGATTACGTTGAGGAACTAACATCATTCCCTAGTTCAGCAAATGATGACCAAGTCGATACAACGACACAAGCCTTGAATAACCTAGATAAACGCAAGAAAGGTGCGAAAGTTACTGTACGAAGTTATTAATATTAATATTGATATTAAAAGCGATAGAAGAAGGAGCGTAAAGGAATGGCGACCACAAAAGCATATATCTTAGATGATGGGGAAGTTGTATCCAAAAGTTACCTAGATAAATACGCACTAAAAGAGGAATCCAACAAGATTCCTAGTGATACGTTTGAAAAAGCGTATGGCGGTCACGATTTAGTCGAGCCATTATATAACCTAGAAGCGTTGGCACAACTAATGGAAATCAACACCTATCATTATCGAGCAGTAAAGACAAAAGCGAGGGATATTGCAGGTTTAGGGTGGGATTTGATACCTAGAGAAGATGTCGAAAATCCGAATGAAGAACAAAAGAAAAAAGCGACATACTTCTTAAAGAATTGCAATCCTACATTAACGCTCACAGAGATTAACGACAAGGTAATGGTAGACCACGAAGCCACAGGAAATGGATATTTTGAAGTTATTCGAGATTCCAACGATGAAGAAGTCGTTGGACTTGAACATCTTCCTTCCCACACGATACGAGTACACAAGGACATGAATCGTTTTGTTCAAATAAGGGGGAATAAAAAGGCATGGTTTAAGCGGTTTGGATACGAGAAGGATTTACATGTAAGAACAGGAGAACTTTATGATTTAGGAACATTAGACGAAAAAGACCGAGCCAACGAGATAATGCAGTTAAAGAACTATACGAGCCGAAGCGATTATTACGGGATTCCCGATGTGATTCCTGCCTTATCCTCTATTCTAGGAGATAGGGAAAGACAGGAATATAACATTTCTTTCTTTGATAATCATGCGATTCCTGCATACGCTGTAACGGTAACAGGAGCGGAATTAGACGAAGAAACAGAAGCGCAGATAAAACGATTCTTCCAACAAGACGTAAAGAAGCAGAATCATTCTACCCTAGTTCTAACAGCGAAAAAATCCGATAATGATTATGACGCAGAGCCAGTCGAATTTAAGTTTGAAGCATTAAGCACAGACGTAAAGGAAGCGAGTTTCACCACGTACAGAAAGGATAACCGAGACGAAATCCTTTCATCACATGGCGTTCCACCATATCGAGCAGGAATCACCGTAGAAGGACAAATGGGAGGAAGTTCAGCCGAAGAAACAACCGAGATATATAAGCAGTCTATCGTTAAGCCGAAACAGGAAGTCTTAGAAAGTCGAATCAACCGTTTTATCCTTCAAGAAGGTTTGGAAATCACAGATTGGAAATTCAAATTTGCGGAGATTGATACACGAGACGAAGACAAAGAAGTTGACCGATTGAAAGTTTTATTTGATATGGGAGCGTACAGCCCGAATATGATTCTTGAAAAAATGGGAGAGGAACGCATAAACAATCCTAATATGGATAGGCACTTTATTAATGGACAACCGATAGATACAACGAGCGAGGAAACAAGAGCAATCATGAATAGCTTAAAATCGTTGCACGAGCAATTAATAAGTATTGCTACAAAGGGAAATCAGAATGAATAAGGAAACAGCAAATAAAATGAATTTGAAGGTTGTCGAGTTCCTATCCAAATACGGAAGCTATCCTGCAGTTAAAAATGTAGACGAACGTATTTTGTCAGCAGAGAATCGGTTGAACAATAAATTATTACGATTACAGGCAGGAGTAGAAGCCGAGTTTATTCAAGCGTTGAGAGAACGAGGTTATTTGTTCGGAACGTATCGAGAGCGGAAAAGATTTGTCAGTCAGATATTAGAAGTTCCTTTTAACGAAATGAAAACTGTTATTGCAGATGAAGCGGTTGAAAGTGCGGAATTAGGGAGACAGATCACATTCGAGGAAATCCTTGAACAAGGAATGGAAGTCGTTTTTAACCAGTTCAGCGAACAAGTTCAACAAAGACTATGGGAAAAGACGTATCAGTTTTCCGAGGATACGTTTATGCGAATACAAGGCGATTTTATTCAAACGTTGACAAATGGATATGATGAAGGACTAGGGATAGATGAAGTAGCAAGGAATTTAAGAGGGGATTTTAAAGACCTTAGAGATAACCGACTTAAAACGATTGCCCGAACAGAAATTCAATCCTCACAGAACGAAGGTTCACACCAAACCATGAGAGACTATGGCGTTCGATATAAGCAATGGTTGACGGTAGGAGATAGTAGAGTTCGAGGACGTGACCCAGACGATAGATACGACCATATTCATTTACATGGTCAAGTTGTAGAAATGGACGAGCGTTTTAGTAATGGCATGAATTATCCTGGGGAACGAAGCGGAGATATTGGGGATTGGATTAATTGTAGATGTAGGGAACGCCCTTATATTCCAAGAAAAGGCGAGACTATCCTTGTTACACCGTATTATCCGAGTGCTTCATGAAAAAGAAAAGAGCATGTTATTCATGCTCTTATTTTTCGTATAAATATTCTGTATGAACGGTTCCTAGTTCTTCCAATCCTGTTTGCGTCAATCCTTTTTCCGTATTAGCGAATCGAGCACGCATAATAGGTTCTTCTAGTTCATCATCACCATCATGGTTCTTATCACCTTTCATAACGATATGCATATAAACCGAATCTGCGTCATCGTATTCCCCACTATTATTTATATCTTTAATAATTTCCATTAACGAATCGTTATCCGTTACTTCTGTTTCAACACGTAAATGCTGTTGGTTCGATTCATCTAACCGTTCATCGAATATCTCATAATCTACCGAAGCGGAATCACCCGAACAAGCGGAAAGAAAGAAAATCATAGCGAACGCACCTACCAATATTTTTAAGTATTTCATATTAAGTTCCCCCTGTTTTATTAACTTATCTAAGGATATTATACGACCTTCTATTTGTCGAATAAAGAGTAAGATAGCTTTTTTTTAATACTTTAAGTGGGTGGAAAACAATACTAAACAATGAAAAAATGAATTTTAAAGGAGTTGATAAAAGGATATGGCGGAACTTACAGCACCATTCGTATTTAAAAATGACGAAAAGCGCATAGTTTACGGTCCCGTCCTTATACCCGATGAACCCGACACAGACGATGACGTTGTGACAGCAGAACAAATTGAAACTGTCGCTCACAACTTTGTTGAAGAATACGGAAACATTGATTTAATGCACTCTTTAAATAACGTAGGTAAGATGATTGAATCCTATATTTTGCCTATGGATTTAGAGTTGGAGAATGATGTCATCGTTCCCAAAGGAAGTTGGATGTTAGGAGTAAGAGTGACGAATGATGATTCTTGGCAAGCGGTGAAAGATGGGAAGTTAAGCGGTTTTTCTATCATGGCGATTGAAAGAATGGCTATGAAATCAGCAGATAACACCACCGAGAAAAATCAATCACAGAAACGAACAACACTAGCAGATTTAGAAGATGGTTGGATAGTAAACGCTGTTAGTCTTGTAGACGAGCCAGCAGTACCGAAAGCCAAGTTTATTGCGATTAAGAGTAAAGCCAAGAAGAAGGGAGAAGAAATCACAGAGGAAACGGTTCAGAAAGCAATTAATGGCTCAATCGAACATCGAAAGCAGTTAGTCAGAAGCAAAGTTTATCAGACGTTCGATAGCGATAGAACAGATTCATATGTTCATTCGACCTTAGATGATTCAGTTATTATCCGAATCGATGATTACGTTACGAATCAAAGCAAGATGTATCAATTAGGATATTCGATAGACGAACAAGGGAATGTAGAATTTACAAGCGAGCCAGAGGAAGTAAGGATTGAGGAAACCGTTGTCACTGTTCAAGGAAATCAAGGAATTTCAACGAACAGCAAAGAGGAATCCGAAACCGATACTTCTAAAAAAGAAAAAGAGGAAGAAGGCGTTTTTTCCAAACTGTTCAAGAAATTAGGTTTACGTTCTAGCGAAAAAGCAGGACGAACTATATCAGACGCCAATTTCAATAAATTAAAGGCAGCAAAAGAAGTCATTGACGAACTTTTAGCAGTTGGAGAAAGAGAAAGAAGCAATAAAAGTCAGAAGGGAGCAGAGGAAATGGAAAAAGAACAGGTTCAAGAAATGATTAACGAATCCGTAGAGCCGATTAACAGCAAGCTAGATGATGTTTTAAAATCCTTGAAAGCCGAAGCAAAAGGAGAAGGCTCAAACGAGGAAGAAACGGAAACATCAAATAAAGAGAAGGACGGCCAAGAAAATAAAGGCGACAACCAAGAGAAAGACGAATCCACAAAAGACGATAATTCCACTAAGAACAAAGACGATAACGAGCAAGAAGATTATAAAGAAAAATACGAGCAAGCCATCAAACAGCTAGAAAAACGTCCATTCTCACATCGTTTAGCAGGACAAGATAACGATGGAGCGGAGAAATCGAAAGATGATGACGAGGAAACGGAAGAACGCAACGCATTTGGTTTTAAGCGTAAAGCGTAAAAATAACAATATTAATATCAATATTAATTTTAATAGGAGTGTTGGATAATGAATAACCAAGAAATGTTAGACAAAATTCATGGAGCATTGAAATCTATTATGACGAGCGATTTAGGTTCAAGTCGTTTAGCACGTTCTAAGCAACGACAGTTCGTTCGTACCGTTTCAAATGCGACACGAATTTTAGACGCAGCACGAAGAATTGATATGACTTCTCATACACACGATATTGACCGAGTAGGATTCGCAAGTCGTATTCTTCAAGGAGCGAAAGAAGGAACAGCCGAGGGTGTGGAAGAAAGTAAAACAGACTTCCATACGAACACGCTTGAAAGTGTCGAAGTTATGGCGATTGCAGGAATCACAGATAGCACATTAGAGGATAACATCGAGCAAGACGGATTCGAGGATACACTTCTTGACCTTATAGCAGATCGTACAGGTATCGACCTTGAAGAACTATTCCTTTTAGGCGATAAAGATTCAACTGATAGTTTCCTAAGCCTTACAGACGGTTGGTTGAAGAAATCCGCAAACGAGATTACGGGAACAGACTTTGATTCAACAGACCCCGAAGATATGTTTGACGCTATGATTAAAGCAGTTCCTAAGAAATATTTGCGTAACAGAGCAGATTGGACGCTTTGGGTACATTGGGATATTGAGGACGCTTATCGTGATATTTTACGTGAACGTGGAACTGGTTTAGGGGATTCAGCACAAACAACAGCACAACAATTATCCTATAAAGGATTTGCGGTACAAGATTCAGCAAACATGCCCGAAGGTACTGCGTTCCTAGCACCTGCGACAAACCTTGTTTACGGTATCTATCGTGACATTTTTATCGAGCCAGACCGTATGCCAAAGGCACGTAAGACAGACTTTGTTACAACATTACGTGTAGACGCTCATTTTGAAGATGAAAATGCGTCAGTTGTTGGACGAGGATTTGAAGTAGCAGGAACAGCACAATAAGTAAAAGGGGGAACGAATCATGAAAAAGTTAAAAGTTACGAATACAGGAAAGCGAATGCGTGACCGTTTAGGGTTGCGCTTTCTTCCTAACCAAGAGCAGGAAGTAGAGGTAAACAATCGACAATACTTGACACTAAAAGCGGTGAAAGATTTTGAAGTTGAAATTTTGGACGATACCAATAACAATACTGATGATAATAGCGGTAACGATACTGATATTAATAATGAAAACGATATTAATGATAACGACAGCAACGATGAAACTAATAATGATGATGATTTAAACGACACAGAAAGCGATTCTGACGAGGAATTGGATTATTACGACTTAAACATTGATGAAGTTTTAAAAGCAGTCAGAGAAGGCAAAATTGACGTAGACGAAGCTATTGCACGAGAAGTAGCAGGAAAAAATCGAGTAACCCTTCTTGACCAGTTGGAAGATATGAAACAAGGTGAATAAAACATGAGTTTATTCGAGGAAAAAAAGGTTACAGAGGTTGTCACCGCAAAGGATATTAAAGATTTAACAGGGATAAGCGCAAATGATTTTAACTTTGTGAATGAGGAAGACCAAGAGAAAGCATTAACAAGTTTATTAGAAAAATGGATTGAGCGTATAGCGTCACATATCTATGTGAGGATTGATAGAACGGTAAGTGTGGAAGATGGCGAGTTCCTAGCAATCCAAGACGTTTTAGTGCGTACTGTTGCGAATCTAGTTGCTATTGCACAGCAACAGCGTTCTAGTCCTGTTATTCAAATTGATAGCTTTGCGGTGAATATCCTAAACACGTCAGAAGTGACCAAGAACTTAGACAACGAATTGAAACCTTTTATTCGATACAAGCAAGGCGGAACAAGCGGTTGGGTATCTATTTTTTCCTCACTTGAAGAATACGAGGGGGAAGAAAAATAATGGAGATTACGCAAAACGATTTAAAGAAAATGATTCCACAGTTCAAACGAGCGTTTCAACGTTCCCACGAATTAACCGCACTAGACCTTTGGGGAAACTTGCAAGAGTTTTCACCACAAGACCATGGGAAATTAGCAGGTTCATGGCGACTGCAAAAGAAAGGGAATTTACATTCAACCGTAGGAACGAACGTCAAATATGCGTTAGTTCAAGATGAAGGTTCTGACCCTTATATGATATATCCACGACAAGCACAGGTATTACGATTTGAAATTAGCGGTCAAGTCATCTTTGCGAAAGAAGTAATGCACCCAGGGATTCAAGGTACAAATTATATCGAAGGTTCGATTGCGGCAACCAATAAACGAGTAAGTGAATTTGTTGAGATGGCATTAGATGAAGAGGGGCTGTGAATGAATGTCGGTAAGTAGAAAACCTTTAGTGGAACTATTTAATGAGATACGAGAAGCCATTATTGAAAAATTAAAGGAACACGAATCCTTAGAAGAAATCAAAGACGTGGTTTATGGAGAGCGACAACGCATAGGAACGCTACAATCTCCTGCAATATGGATAGTTCCCGAGCCATATCAACCCGAATTACGAGGGGGAAGAACAGCACAGCACGATTTTACGTTTGATTTTGTCGTATTGGTGAAGGGAACGCAACCGCAGGAATCCTTAAAGGAAGCGGAAAGACTATCTATGACGATTTACGATGTATTCACCGAGGATAGAACATTAGATGGTCTTGTATCCGATGTAAGACCAATGCAAGTAGACCCAGCGTATGAAGCAGGAAGTAACACGCAATTGTATTGGTCAGCAGTTCAATTTGTCTTTAGGTTGCAAAGGAGGGAATAAACTTTGGCGACTTATAAAGAGCGCAGACCGTTAAAGCATTTAAACGTTCCTATTTCATTAGGTATAGGCGAAGGTGGAAAGACACTTCCACAGCTATACGATTATTTCCTTCAAATTGATGATTATATAGACGAGTTAAAGAATCAAAGCGGAGGAACTGAAAGCGTAACGTGGGAAAACGTAGAAGGAAAACCTTCAAGCTATCCACCAGAAACGCATAATCACGATTCAGAATATGCGCCAATAGAACACACGCATGGAATCGGTGACGTAGAAGGATTACAAGGAGAATTAGATTCCAAAGCAGGAACAGGACACAATCACGATGGAACGTATGCGCCCGTATCACACGCACACGCAACAGGGATTACACAAATAGCTGACCCTACAACAGCAACAGCAGAAGATATAGCAAATAAAGTAAATGAATTAATTGCTTCACTTCAAGGTTAAGGAGGATTGAACCATGTCATCAATTACACGATATTTAATGATTGGGGAAGAAAGCGAATATGCGGTGGAAGCGAGCGAATACCAAGAAACGCTAGACCCCGAAACAGCTAGTATTGACCCAGCAGGAGACGACAAACTTATTTATGAGGGAATCGGAGGTTTAGACCGTAGAGCAGGATTAGGCGTTTATTCCACCGCAGGCGATATTACGATTCCTTTAGACGACTTGGCGACAGGTTGGTTTTGGAAATGGGCATTAGGCGGTTATGAGGTTACAGGAACAGACGATGGTTCGGGTGTAACAACAGCACCTTACACGCATACCTTTTATCCGCAATTAGGCGGTCTCTTAGATTCCTTTTCAGCAAAGATTGGAAAGGACATTTTCGAGCAGATCTTTCTAGGAAACGTCATTGAAACAATTGAAATCGAAGTCGAATCCGAATGGGCGTTGATGACCGTTACAACGCTAGGCGCAAAGGATAAACGTTCGACCTTAGAAACCGAGATTGAATACACCGAGGGAGAACTATTTACCGCACCGATGGCATCGCTCACAAAAAACGGTGAGGATAAAAGCGCAAGCATTAATACGTTGACCTTATCCTTAGAAACAGGAGCGAATATCGAGGATTCACAAGGATTTGGCTCACGATTCCCTACAAAAGCGTTTCGTGGAGCAATGGTTGTCGAATTAGAAGTCGAACTAGGATTTGACAGCGAGGAAGAACTTCTCACGTTTTGGGGAGATTCAGACGGGCCTTCCACTAGTAATATTGACGATTTTAGTTACACATTAAGTTTTGGAGATAACTTAGATTTTATCTTCCCTAGATTGATATATACAGCGAGCGGTCAACCTGCGGAGGGTAGAGAAAATATCACGCAAAGTTTAACCGCAAGAGCGTTATATGATGACGAAACAAAGGAAGGACCGATAATTGTAAGTTTAACGAACGACAAGGAAAGTTATGAATGATAGCTAAAACATACACAGAAATATTGATATTAATATCGGTATCACTATTTCTGTTGTGGCTTGTCGTGATAGGAACGTTACAAGTCGTTTCTTCACCAGTTTTAGATTTAGTCAGATTAACCTTAGTTTTATTATTTTTCATATTAGGAGTGATTGAATTGGCAAAGAAATTAACTGCAGGCGTACTACAAGGAAACGCTTATCGAGAAACGATGGAAGTTGAATGGGATGGAGAAACCTATGAGGTTGAAATCAAACCTTTAACGAATAAAGAAGCGAGTGAAGTCGAAGCACTCATGCAAGAAGGTGTAACCGTAAAAGGGAAGCCAGGCATTAAAGGAAAAATGCAACGGACAATGGATTTTGACACAAGAAAGAATACGTTCGGCCGATACGATTCAGATATAAAAGCCGTTGCTTTAGGTACGACAGAAAAATCTATCACAGAAGATGTAGTCGATAAAGAGTTTCCGCCGAAGCTAGTAAAAGAAATTGCTAAACGAGTAAAGCAGATTACAGGGATTGGAAATCAAGAAGAAGTAGAAGAATTCAATGAGGACGTAGAAAATCCCAGTGAACAAGACGGAGAGCAGTAACTTTTATTTTTTAGTGAAAGTATGTGGCATTTCCCCCCTAGACATTCCACATATGTCACCGTTCCAAGTGCAAACGTTGATTCTTCAACATAACAAGTACGAAAAAGAGAAAGAAGAAAAAGCGGAAAAGTTGAAAAAAGAAGCCGATCGAATTAAAGCGAAAAGACCGAGAGTGCGAAGAAGGTGATTAATATATGGCGAATGTAGTTGAGGTATCCATTAGGGGGATTGATGAAGCCACAAAGGTTTTTAATAGTATAGAATCCAACGCAGACAAGGCATTTTCCGATATAGAATCATCTATCGAAGCTATCCCCGATGTAGATATTAACGCAGAAGTCGATTCTTCCCGAGCGGAAAAAGAAATCAATGATATTGAGGGAGCAGTAAGCGGAGCGGAAAGTGCTATTAAGTCAATTCCCGACCCACAGCTAGACGCAAGCAAGGCAGAAAACGAATTAAAAAGCGTTCAACAAGAAGCCGAGAATACGCAAAAATCTATTGATGATATAGATTTTGAAGCGGTCATAGGCGGTCTAGCTGCAGGAGGGGGAATCGCAGGAGCGGTTGATAAAGCGTTAGACGTATCTAGTTTGAATACGCAAATAGAAATAGGTTTCGATATTCCCCAAGAATCCATAGACGCAGTAAAGAGTTCGATTAAAACCGTTCAATCATACGGTGTAGACGCAGAAGGAGCGTTGGAAGGGGTAAGGCGACAATTTGCCTTAAACGCTGACGCAAGCGATGAAACGAATCAAAAAATTATCGAAGGCGCAGGAGCGATAGCGTCAGCCTATGGTGAGGTTGATTTTACCGAACTTATTCAAGAAGTAAACGAAGTAGGTAGCGAACTGAATATAACCGATGAAGAAGCACTAGGATTAACAAATAGCTTGCTTCAAGTAGGTTTTCCTCCGGGCGAGATAGATATTATTGCCGAGTACGGAAAACAGCTTACAGACGCAGGATATGAAGCAGAAGAAATCCAAGGAATCATGCAAGCAGGGGTAGAAACAGGTTCTTGGAATATTGACATTCTACTCGATGGACTAAAAGAGGGAAGAATCCTTATATCCGAGTTTGGAGCAGGCGTAGATGATTCGATGGCAGAAATCCTAGAAGGAACTTCCATATCAGCCGACCAATTAGAGCAATGGGGACAAGCGGTTGCAGGTGGTGGAGAAGAAGGAAAACAAGCTATGTCCGAAGTAGCGCAAGCATTAGCGGAGGTAGAAGATTCCACGAAACAGAATGAACTTGGAGTTAAATTTTTTGGAACGATGTGGGAAGAACAAGGAACGAATATCCTAGATACGTTACAAGGAGCGGAAGATGCGACCTTTGACTTGAAAGAAGGAACAGACGCAGTATCCGAATCCGTTCAAACCTTAGATTCTTCACCTGCGGTAACGATGAAACAAGCCATGCAGGATATAAATACAGCACTAGCACCGTTATATACAGGAATAGCGAACGTTGTTTCACAGGTTGCAGGTTGGATTCAAGCCAATCCACAACTAGCGGGAACGATTGCAGCAATCGTAACAGTGATTGGAATTTTAGTAGGAATCTTCATGGCGTTATCACCGATTATAACGACCATTGTTTCTGCGATGGGTCTGTTAGGAGTTACATTTGGAGCGATTGCAACGCCCATATTAATTGTGATAGGCGTTATAGGCGCACTCATAGCGATTATCGTATTACTTTGGCAGAATTGGGATACCGTTAGTCAATTCCTAGCAACATCTTGGGAATGGATTAAAGAAACAGCGACAACCGTATTCACCGCCATAGGAAACGCTATATCCGTAGCGTGGGAGTGGATTAAGCAAACCACAATAACGGTATGGAACGCCATAAAAACGTTCTTTTCAACACTATGGCAAGGGATTCAAACCGTATTCACCGTAGCTTTAAATATCATTCAGACAATAATAACAACAGTCTTTAATGTTATTAAAACAGTCATTACGACTATATGGAATGGCATAAAAACGTTTTTCAGCAACGTATGGAACGGAATTGTGACTGTTGTAACGACAGCTATTAATATTGTTCAAACCATCATCACGACCGTATTTACCACGATTCAGACCATCATCACGACAATATGGAATACGGTTAAAAACGTTACATCGACTGTTTGGAATGCTATCGTTTCTGTCGTTTCAACGATTATAAACCGATTGATGAACGGAATACAGAATATATTCAGCACCATTAGAAATATCATCACAACGGTTTGGAATGCGGTTAAGAGCATATCGACTAGCGTATGGAATGGCATAAAAAGTTCAATTAGTTCTATCATAAGTGGAATTAGTTCGACCATATCGAGAGTATTCAACACAATTAAAAATACGATTACGAACGTATGGAACAGCATTAAGAGCGCAACGAGCAGAATATGGGACGGAATCGTGAGCGTGGTTAAAGCACCGATTAACACAATCATTGGATTTATTAACGGAATGATTGACGCATTAAACGGAATTAGCATTGATATTCCACAAGTACCCGATTGGGTGCCAGGTATCGGTGGACGTGGTGGAGGTACGATAGGATTTAGCATACCGAACGTACCATCATTAGCAACAGGTGGTGTTGTATCCGAGCCAACACTTGCGATGGTAGGTGACGCAGGAGCAGGAAACCCAGAGATTGTTGCACCACAGAAAATGATTGCTCAAATCGTAGGAGCGGAAATCCGTAAAGCGTTACAAGGATTATTTAGTCAATATCAGCCTACCAATCACACGCCACAACCATTACAGATATTCTTGCGTATTGGAAGAAGTCAGTTCGTTACACTTGTTGAGGATATAACGAGAGAGCAAAGACGTTCAGAGGAACAGCTAGAAGAATATAGGTGATTAGATGACGTATATGACATTCAACAATATAAGCCTAGAAGATAAGTTTACGATTACAGATATTCGTGGCCGAGGAATCTTATCGAATGATATTGAAACGATTGATGTTGCAGGAAAAGCAGGAGCGTACTTTGTCAGTCGAAAGATTCCTATTAGAAATATTGAAATTGATATTATTATTGCTAGTGATAGTGTTAAGGATATTAGAAAAGATATTCGAGAACTAAACGCTATTCTATCAGTCGATGAACCGAAGGAAATCATTTTTTCAGATGATGAAGAAATAAGGTATTTTGGTATCCCTGCCGATTCACAAGAGAATGGGGAAATCGTAGCGACCACCGAAGCGACTATTGTTCTAGTTTGCGCCGACCCATTCGCTTATTCAGACGAAAAGGAACACCGATTTGAATTAGACGTAACGACATTAACAAATAATGGTTCAGAGGAAGCGGAGCCAATATTCGAGTTTGATGTACTAGCACCTATCACCTTTGCAATGATACAAAACCAAGAAAACGAATATCAAATGATTGGAACTCCTGTAAATGAAGATGACAACGTAGAAGTAATTGACACGAAGGAATCTATTATGTACGAAAACGGAAGTACACTTGATCAATGGAACGAAGCGACATTGGATATGGTAGACGAATTTTTCATTGATGGAATAGGCGGAGAAATGGTCTTTGATGGAGCGGGCATCCGACCTAATGGATTTGGTACAGGGGAAAAAATGCATGGACCGGCTATTATAAGAGAACTTCCAAGAGCAATACAAGACTTTGAAATCGAAACGACATTCGACATTATTTCTAACAGGGAATCCGAAGCATTTCGAATGGTCTTATATTTTTATGATGAAGCGATGAACAATTTAGGACAGCTAGGGATTAAGGATAATTCAAGGCATGTTAAGAGAAGAATTGCTTTAGGTAGAGTAGGAGAATATCGAGGTGGAGGGGAATCGAATGGAAACGTTATTGGAGACCACAGCCACACGATAGAAAATGCCGAAGATACGACCTTATTTTATTTACGTGTTCGTAGAGAAGGACAAAAATATAGCTTTTATATTGGAGAATGGCGTTATAAGAGACACGATACCGTTTGGGAAGGAACGTTTCATGATACTAATAATCAATGGGACGGTAGGTTAAAATATGTCAGCTTATTCTTTGGTACGCATGCAGATTTAGGAGCGCCCGGAAGAGGGAGATTCAACAGCGTTGAGGTTTACGAATTGAAATCAATAACAGAAGACCGTACACCTTATATCGCAGACGCAGGAGACATAATTATATTTGACCATCAGAACGGAGATTTGCTTATTAATGGAGAATCACGAAAGGATATTAAAGACTTTGGCGGTCAATATTTCACGCTTAAAAAAGGAGAAAATCAGTTGGTGTTACTTCCAACCGATAGTTTAAGCGCAACCGTAACATACAGAGAAACGCATAGGTAAAGGGGGTGGAAAAGCTTTGTCTTTGATTCACATTGTAAATAAACAATCTGATACAATCCTAGACGATATTCGAGCAGGAGATGTTTTAAGCAACGAACATTATCGGTCACTGAAGGATACCACAGAAACCTTTGAATTTGTTACGTTTGCAGACAAGCGGTATTCCCCGTACCTTGAAAAGCGAAACAGAGTGATTATTCCCGATGAAGATAGAGGATACGCAGAGTTTATTATTACAAATTCCATCAAGATTCATGAACAGGATAATTTAGTTGAGACCGAAGTTTACGCAGACGCAAGCTATTTAGAATTAAAGAAATCGAAGGTTATCGAGCCACAAATATTAAACCAGTACACCGTATCTATGCATGCTGGATTCGCTTTAGAAGATACAGCATGGCAATTAGGAATAGTTGAGAGTAATAACTATCGAACGATTCAAATTGAAGATTATACGAATCCTTATGCTTATTTAAAACGAATTGCAAACGAGTTTGACCTTGAATTAAATTTTAGAGTGGAAATCGAAGGAAATCGAATCGTAGGAAGATATGTAGATTTAGTGGAGCGTATTGGTGTATGGCGTGGCGTTGAAGTTGAGTTTGGAAGAAACCTAGACGGAATCAGAAGAAATGAAAAGACGAAAGATATTGTTACCGCATTAATCGGTCTCGGACCCAAGCCACAAGAAGATGAAAATGGAAACGTTCCACCACGATTAGAGGTTTATATCGAGGATAACGAAGCCTTAGAGCGTTGGGGATACCGAGATAAAAACGGAAACTTGCAACATTTAGTCGATTATTACGAAGTCGATAGCAACGATGAAGATATGACGTTTGAAGAATTAGTGCAATATACAAGAACCGAGTTAGATAAGCGGATTAAAGAAATCGTTGAGTATGAAGCAAATATACACGACTTAGAACACGTTCCTGGACTACAAAATTACAGATTGCGTTTTGGTGATACGATACGAATTAAGGACACGAAGTTCAATCCACCTTTATACATGGAAGCAAGAATCCACAGTCAAAAGCGCAATATCAAAAGAAAACAGCATAAACAAGTGACACTAGGGGATTATGTCGAGTTCACCGAGGAAGAAGTTACATCAGTATGGGAGCAGTTGCAGCAGGAAATCCAAACGAAAATCGGATTATATGAAATGCTTCAACACACTTATGATAAAGAAACGATTGACGAAAAGGATTCTATCGTTTTAGGAGATGGAAAAGAATATTCTAGGAACGTTGCAAACACAGCAGAAACCAACGCCAAAGACCACGCAGACGATGTAGCGAGTGAAGCAGAACGATTAGCGAACAATTATACAGACGTACAAATAGATGCGTCAGAATCGAGTATCTTAGAACAAACCGTTGCACAAGCAGTATTTGATACAACGATAGCCGATATTCTAGGAGATTTAGCAGGTAAAGCCGATAATTCAGTTGTTGAGGACTTAGAAAGTCTTATCGCTGGAAAGGTTGACGCAGAGTGGGTAGAAGGACAGCTAGTAGGAAAAGTTGACCAAGAAGCGTACAACACGAAAATACAAGAACTATCGAATGATATTAGCGATAAAGCAGGGATTGAATATGTCGATGGTCAGCTAGTAGGAAAAGCGAACGCAAATGAAGTTTATACCATCACAGAGATTGATGGAATGTTTGAAAACGTAGTGAGCGTTACGCAATATAGTACAGATATGGACGGAATCGTGTCAGATCTTTCAAGTCATGAAACACGTATTACTCAAACCGAGGAAGATATACAAAGTACCGTCACAAAAACCGAGTTTTCTACACTAGAAGATGAAGTGGGAAATATAGGAACTCAACTAAGCACAGCACAAACAAATATTTCACAGAACGCAGACGCTATCGAATCCAAAGCGGAATCATCAACCGTCAACGCATTAACTGGTGAAGTAACCGAACTTGAAAGCACTGTTTTACAGCAAGCAGGATTAATTGAGGATAGAGTTACGAAAACCGAATATACAACCGATATGGACGGAGTTATCAGCGACCTTTCAAATCACGAATCAAGGATAACGCAAACCGAAAAAGATATTACTTCCAAAGTTGAACAAACGACCTTCAACACCTTAGAAGATGAAGTGGGGAATATCGGAACTTCCATAGATAATGCTTGGACGCAAATAGACCAGAACGCCACAGATATTACTTCTAAGGCGAGCCAGTCATCAGTAGATACGTTAAGCGGTGAAGTAACAGACCTTTCTAGTGAGGTATCTCAAAACGCAGGAAAGATAGCGAGTAAAGTCGAGGAAACAACTTTTAACGATGTTACAGGAAGTTTAGGGAATCGACTTACAACCGTAGAGCAAACTGCAGACGGACTTGTAATAGACGTAGGGAGTATAGAAACAGACGTAAATGATATTGAAGCAGATATAAGCGATATAGAAGGGACGCTATCGAGCCACAATACCCGAATTTCATCTAATGCGAATGAAATAGCATTAAAAGCGTCATCAAGTGAAGTGGATATCCTTGAAGGGAGAGTGGATAGCGCAGAAAGCGAAATAACGGCCAACTCTACTGCGATTAATTCTAGGGTAACGCAAAGTACATTTAATTCCTTAGCAGGACGAGTGAGTACCGCAGAAAGTAATATTTCACAGAACGCAAGTAGTATTTCTTCCAAGGTAGATGATGGAGACGTTCGTTCCATCTTCACGCAGGAAGCAGGTTCTTTCACGTTTGACGCAGACCAAATAAACTTTAGTGGGCATGTGTTTGGTAGTGATGCGACATTTAAAGGTACTGTAAGTGGTGGAGAAGTTATTCAAGACGGCGTTGGTGGCTCTATTGAATTAGATAACGAAGGATTTAAAGTCTATGATGGAGGAAAAAACCTTGCACTATCTATGATGATTTCTGATATATCCGGACTTCATGGAGACGACATTTCCATAGCGTTTTGGGATACAACCAGTCATCAAGCGTCTATGGTTATATCTCAATGGTACACCGATTCACAAATATGGACAGATAGAGCATTACGTTTAATATCTGAAAACCTTGGTGTATATATAGAAACACGCGACCCCGTAGGATACGCACTTAGAATAGGTTCGGGGGGAGTAAGGATAGAAGCGACAGGACTTTCAAACGGTCTTTCATTTCCAGACGGTCATACGATAACAACAGGTACACAAGGACACTTCACTATTTTTGGAAATCGTTCAGCAGGATACCCATTCCGAGTAAGAAGTAACATCAATGGAAGTAGTAGCCGAGATGAATTTTGGGTAGCAGAAGACGGTATGTTTTATTCGAGAGTTTTATGGGACCATACTTCTAGTGGAAATATGAATGCCCGAGTTTCATACGCTCATGGAGATAGCGACCATGGAAGTTTATATCGAGTAGTATCAGCAAGAAAATACAAAACAGATATACAACCGATAGATATTGACCCGTACCTTATATTGAAAATAGTTCCTCAAAGTTGGATTGATAAAGGAGAACTTGAACAAAATGGTGGAGCGCACGAAGGATTACAGCGATATTATGGATTGATCGCTGACGATGTTTCTGACATAGGATTAACCCCATACGTGGAATATGCAGAGGGAGAAGTCGAAGGACTTGCTTATGACAGGTTACTGACGTTACTAATACCAATAACTAGCGACCACGAAGAAAAAATCCAACAGCACGATAGAGATATTGAATATATAAAAAATGATTTAGATTGGCTTCAAACTGAAAATAAATTGCTTAAGCAACGATTGAGAATAGTAGAAAGGGAGTTGGAAATAGCATGAGAATCGAAATAAAAAACATGTATGTAAAACCTTCAATTGATTTATTATTTGACGAGGAATTGAAGAAAAAACAAAGCCGAATGAGGACGAAATTCATTAAACGTTTGAATGAACATAATAAGCATATCGTAGATAGTAGAAACGAGTTAGCGAAAGAACACGCAGAAAAAGACGGCGAGGGAGAGCCGATTATCATAGATGAAAATGGGAAGAAGCGTTATAAGATTTTAGATATGGAATCCTTTGATAAAGATGTTTCTGAACTATACGAGGAATCCATCATATTTGACAGCGAGAATGACGAGGACATGCTTAAAACAGTCGGGGAAGTGATAATGAAATTAGACAAGGCATATAAAGGAGCGAAAGCAACAGCATACGATTATCTTTATGATGAATTTGAAAAGGAGATGAATAAGAATGATGATTAAACTAGGGAATATCAATATATCCTATCGTGGGGATAATATAGAAAAGGCAAAGATTGACTATCGAGCGACCTATAATGATGAAGGACTTAGAGGGAACGGAACTTTTACTCTAAACGCAGAAGAATATCATAACAATCTTTCGTCTTTACAAGATGTTTGCAAGGAACATTTCTTGAATAAAATTGACGAACTGGATATTGAAATCTTAAACGTAAACAAGACATTTACGAATAATGTAATTGACAATGTCAATATACGGTTCAAAGGAAATTCAGATAACGGGGAATTAAATGTTAATGGAAAATATAAAGTCGATACAGAAACATACGAGGAAGGAAAAACAGTTCAAGAATACAAAGAAATGGCAGCTCAATATATTCGTGAATTAGCAGAACAAGCATAGTACGGAGGAATGGTGGCTAAACGTGAGTGAAAGAGATAATGGGCAATGGTACACAAACAAAGACCTGTTTGAACTCATTAACGCATTGCAAGCAGAAATGAGAGAGACGAGAGCCATTATCAAAAAGTATAATGGATTATACGAAAAAGTCGATACAGTCCGTCACAAGATAGAGCAGATTGAATACGAGCAAACAGGAAAAAATAAAACGAAGGAAGCCATCAGACAATGGGGTGGTTGGATATTTGGACTGATTACGCTTATCGTCCTGCTTTATACCACATTCCTAGTCTAAAAATATTAATATCATTATTAATATTAATGACAATATAGAAAGGAGGGATACTGTGAAGGAAGCATTAAAAAAGATTGATAATAAATGGGTACGATTGATTGCTTGGATTTTAGTCGCTATCAACACAGGTGCTATGATTCTAGGTTACGAACTTTTGCCATTTGAAAATGAGGAAATCGTAAATGGTATTTCATTAGTAGCTTTATACGCTGTGGAAGCATGGAACCATTGGAAAAATAACAGCTATACGCAACCTGCAAAAGAAGCAGACGTTTATTTAGATTCACGCAAGAAAAAATTAAAATAGGAGTGTTAAAATGGCTAAAATCGGATTAGATTATGGTCATGGAAATAATACGTTCCCACCAAATAAAGGTGTTTATGTAAATGGTGTTGGTTATGCAGAACATGATTTTAACGCCAAACTAGGATTAAAAATCAAAAAGCTATTAGTCGAAAATGGTCATGAAGTTATCGAAGGACAGCCTGCGTATGGCCGAGAAGTAGGATTAACAACACGCACGAATCTTTATAACCGAGAAAAAGTAGACCTAGTTATCAGTATTCATGCCAACGCAAGCGGTGATAACGGAGCAGACGGACGTTGTGCATTTTACTGGCATACTTCAAGCAAAGGAAAAAGAGCAGCAGAACTCATTATTGATGAAATCAAAGACGCAGGATATGATACGCATGGTAACGGATTGCATGCTAGTAAACGTGGAAGTTGGACAGATCTTCATATTACCCGAGAAACGAACGCACCTGCAGTTTTAACCGAGAACGGATTTATGACGAATGATGAACCTGGCACAAATGATGACTTTGAGTTGATTTTTGGAAGTAAACAAGAGGAATATACGGACGATATAGCAAGAGCGCACGTAAGAGCGATTCAGCGTTATTTTGGAGAATCCTTTAAGGATACGAATACGAAAGTTAAAGAGAAGCCTGCAAGTGGTGGAAGCAAACCATCATCAAAAGGTGTCGAATGGGTAGGAACAGACCTAAAAGGAGAACGAGTAGAATCCATTTATCAAGGTTCAGAAGGATTGAACTTTTACGATGGTCCGAGATGGGATAATCCTAGCGGTACATTTGGATATGGTGAAGGTTGGATTATAGATAACAAGTATCTAGTAGATGGTTCACCTCAATATCGAGTTCAAAACTCAAACGGAGACTTGTACTATATTACAGCGTCACCGAAATATGTAAGCGTAGGAGGAACGAGTTCATCAAGTAGCGGTTCGTCAAGCGGAAGTTCTTCAACGTTCACTGTCGGTGGAAAAGCAACCATCAAAAATTCAGCGAAAACGTATGCGACAGGAGAAAGTATTCCATCAAGATATAAAGGAAAAACGTATACGATTCAGCAAGTAAAATCGGACAGGGTACTCTTAAAAGAGTTATATTCATGGGTACGAAAATCTGATTTAGTTGGTGGAGGTTCAAGCGGTGGTTCATCAAGTAGTAGTTCATATAGCGTAGGCGATACGGTCAAAATTAAGTCGTCTGCGAGGACTTATGCTACTGGCGAGACTATTCCATCGAGATATAAGAATAAAAGCTACACGATACAGCAGGTGAAGTCTGATAGAGTTCTGTTAAAGGAACTTTATTCGTGGGTACGGAAATCAGACGTATATTAATATCAATATTATCATTGACATTTTTATTGATAGTGATAACATTATAATTGTGTAACGTAAAAGGATTCCAGACTTATCCTGCCAAGGAGAAAGAGCCAGCCATAGCGGTTGGTTCTTTTTTTATGAAAAAATTCCACTTTAAGCGAACTTTTTTGTGTTTTACCCTTTACAAGTGTAAAGGGAATTGATATAATAGACATAGAGAGTTACAGAAGAACTAAAAAACACAAAGGAGATAGGACAAAATGAAACTAAAACATTACATCGCATACGAAATGGAAAACGGAAATCACGATTGGATTATAGCAATAAGAAGAAAGTATTCAGAGGAAATCTTATTCTTAGGAAGAATCGCAAGCGTAGAATCCGAACTACACAACGAAGAAGTATTCAGCATAGCAGGATTACGTTCAAATCAACCAATATTCATCTTAGAGGAAAAAGAGATTACACAAAAGGAAGAAGTCGAAGCACCAAAGGAAATGGTCAATAATACGACAATTAAAGTACCTAAGAAATATCAGCCAATGCTAGAAGTAGTAGACCAAGACGGAGACGGATATTGGGCATACGCAAGAGAAGGTTACATTTTCAAGGGAATGGGTTGCGGTACAGCCCACGAATACACACAGAAGGAATTGCTAGATATGATTAGAACGATACAGGAGGAAGCATAAGAGCAGGGGGGAGATTATCCCCCCTAACCTTTTAAAAATTATTCCCGTTTTAGCGGAAAAAGTTCTTAAAAACTATTGACATTCCACTAAAAGTGGATTATAATAGACATAGAGAGTTACAAAAGGAAGAAAAAATACAAAGGAGATAAGACGAAATGGGAAACACAATCAAATCAACATTCTACATTCAAGTTTGGAACGAAATCGAGGAAAGAGCGTACAAGGCACACATCGAGAACAATCATGAAGAATTTAACAAAGAATTAAATAAACAGATCGATTTAGAAAGAAAAATATCAGAAAGAGATAACTTAGATTTAGAAGCAGTCAAAACGGAATTGAAAGCACAAAGTAAATACGAATAAGAAAAATTCACCATTACATTTAAAAGGAGATAAGACAAAATGCAGGAAATCATTCAGTTCTTAGAAACGTACACAGAGGTTGAAGGAATCGAGTTCATAGAGGAAACAGAAAACGGATACTTTTTCATAGGATTTGACGAACTAGACGAATCAGAGGAAGAAATCGAAATTGAAGTTACATTCACCAGTCACGTTTACTTTAACCAGGTAGAACAAGATTTATACCTTCCATTCAACGTTTGGTCATTATAAATATAAAAAAGGAGATAGGACAAAATGAAACATACAATCGAGTTATTAGAAACAAAAATATTACAGGCACAAGTAAGAGCAGATGAACTTCAAGCCAAAGGAAAAGAAAAACAAGCAAAGATGCTTCAAGAAAGAATAAAAGAATATAAAGAAGCAATCGAAATTTTAAAAGCGCACAAGTAACACTAAGGGGGAACTTCCCCCTTATAAAAATATTAATATCAATATCAATTAAAGGAGATAAGACGAAATGAACAAGATAACTAAGTATTATTTAGAGCAACAAAAGAAATCAAATTTACAGGTCGATGACTTCATCAAGACAATTACAAACGAGGAACACAAAATGTATATTCAATGGTCACTATTAAGGAGGTACGCAATATGAAAAAATCAGTTCAAGCATTAAGAAACCTATTGGAGAACGTAGAGAACGCAGGAATCGAAACAAGGGAATGGCACATTATCGAGGACGAACTAGACCACCCATTCATAACGAACATCGCACTCATTTTCAATAACCAGTTCAAAGTAGCATACGACAGCATTAAAAAGGAAATCGTATTCGAGACAACCTATTCTAACCAACCAATCACAAATGAGTACATTGATCACTTGCTAGAGATTAAAGAAATGCTTCCATTATTCCAAGAAGCAATGGACGTTATTTCAGAGGAAAAAGAGAAAGAACAAACCGCATAAACAAGGGGATTCTTCCCCTTTAAAATAGAAATATTCAAAGGGGGTATCGACAAATGAAAGACGTATTAGGAACAGTATTAATAAACCATTTCAACAAGAATGGAAAAGTTCTAGTTCATATGAAAAGAGATGAACTAGGAAATATCCTATCCTATTTATTCCACCACAGCAGGAATATAGAAGTCAGAGGTGCTTACACGTTATTTGAAAAATAAAGGGGGAATCACTTCCCCCTAGAAATATAAACATTAAAAGGGGATAAGACAAAATGGAATTTCTACCAAAGACATTATGGATTGGATTACTAGAACAGAATCAGAAAGAGGAAATCAAGAGCAAGCTATATCACGCATTGAAGGAACAAGGGAAATATGACGAACTAGAAATCGACTTCATCATTCAAGATGGAATGGACAGCAGAATTTGCGACTTAGAGAACGTCATCGACATTCGCAGCTTAGAGTTAACAAAGCTTCAAGGGGGGAATGAAGATGTTGAACTTCTTTAAGAAATACGAGTATCAACTAATGCCAGTAACAGCTTCACTAACTATTGCAACGTTCCTCTATATTATCACCATGTAAATATTAATATTAATACCAATATTGAAAGGAGATAAAGACAAAATGATTACAGCAGTCGTTGAGTGCAATCTATGTAAGAAACCGCAGGAAGTAAAAATGACGCAGGATCAGTTAGAACGTATTGAAAATTTAGGGAACACAGGAGAGCATATTCAGCACATTTTACCTTATCATTCAGCAGACGATAGAGAACTTTTTGTAACAGGGATTTGCCCGACATGTTGGACCGAACTATTCGAGGACGAGGAATAAGAAAGGGAATAAACAAAATGAGACACGAAAAATTATTTGAGATTCGAGCAATGGATTTAGACGAAAGAGAAATGACAAGCGTATGGTACACAGGGGATTACTCGATGATAGA